AATGTACTCTGTATTTAAAACTTCTTTTAAATGCTCTCAAATGATAAGTAGAATTTACAGAATACTTCTAGGTGAGGAAGATCTTCCTACATCAGAAAGAAGTGTATTTTATAATAACAAGTCATATACAGATAAAGTTTATAATAAAGCTATAGATGATATGATTAAAGATAAAGACAGATAACATGCCAAACAAAAAAAAGAAACGTAGAATAAGCAAGGAACAGCAAGAAAGAAATGAAAGGTTTAAGAAGTTTGACAATGATCTAATAAAAAAAGAATTTGAAGGAAGAATAACAGACCCATTTTTAAACCATGATGTTCCGCGTAAAATGATGGTCAACGAGCCTAAGCTGCTTGATTCAAAAGTAACAATACCTAAAAGGCTTAAAAAAATAAGAAAAAAATCAAAAGTTAAAAAAGCTATAGACAAAGTATCAAGTTTTTTTACAATGAAATACCAAGGAAACAATAGTGCTTTTCCTTTTAAATCTGCTACTACAAAAAATTATAAGAAAGGATACTACGGTGCATAATGGGATTTAAACTCGGTAAAAATAGAGGATTAGAAGCTAGCAATGGTGAAATCAAAACAAAAATGCGTTTTGGTAAGCAAGCTGGAGATGTAGGTTCTGTACCTGGTACACCTGTTATTAGAGTGCCTTTAGATGAAGGAATAATGGGTGAGGCTAATATGGATGGTAGCATATATGTTAATGAAAATATAATACCTGGCAGTCGTGAAGATAAGCAAGTGATAAACCACGAGATGAGACACTCTACAGATATGAGAATAGGAAAACTAGCATATACAGATGATTATATATCGTACAACGGTGAAAAGTTTGAAAGACGTGATATAAATGGTAAAGACATGATAATGGTAGACGGAGAGTGGAAAGAGGCTGGTGACACTGGTTTTCCGTGGGAAAAAGAAGCAAACAATGGAGATATTTAAAGATAATAACGATTATAATGAAAAATCTGTTATAGGATTTTTAGCATTTGCAATAATGTGTGTGATTATGTTAGTGGATGTAATAACAGGTTATTTTGGTAAAGACCTAGTAATTAATGAATTTATATATGATTCATTTGTATTTGTAGTGATTGGTTGCTTCGGTATAAGTGGATTAGAGAAATTCGCAAAAAAGAAATAAAATGGCTTTATTAACTACAATAGCTGGTATACCACTTTACACTACTACTCAAGAAGCTTTATCTTGGGCGGCTCAAAATGGATTAAGCGGGTATCACATTCATAACTGGCAAGGACAAGTAGGCTACATGGGTGGTACTAGCCACATAGAAGCAACTGGTTTACCAATGAACAGTAATGCACCACCATCACAAAGTAATAACACTGGAGGCGGAGGTTCTGGTTATTAAAAAATATTAAAATGAAAAAATGTCCTAAGTGTAAAAAATTTAAAAAAAATTGTAAATGTTAGGTAAATTATTTAGCGGTGGAGCCGCGGAACTAGTAAAGGGTGTAGGTGGTGTTATAGATAACTTACACACTTCAGATGAAGAAAAACTTGCTGCAGAGCAGAAAGTAAAAGAATTAATTGCTAACTACGAAATAGAAATGGAAAAAAACATCACTAGTCGTTGGCAAGCGGATTTAAAGTCAGACTCATGGCTTAGTAAAAATGTTAGACCTATGGTTTTAATATTTTTAATAGTATGTACAATGTTATTAATATTTATAGACGCAGGCGCTATAAAGTTCGACGTTAAAGATACATGGGTAGATTTATTACAATTAGTATTAATAACTGTGATCGGTGCTTATTTTGGCGGACGATCATTTGAAAAAACAAAAAAATAAAATTATGGGAATAAATTCAACAGAAGTCTCTTACGGCTTTGGACAAATGGGTAGCATATTTAACGATAGTGCGAACCCTATGTTTCCACCAACAGGAAAAGTATTTGTAGCTGTTCAATTTTTAGAAGACACAGCTTTAGAAGCTCATGGTGGTTTAGTTGCAGAGCAAGACTCAGCAAATGGTTTAGAGTTTATATCTACTGAAGACGCTAGCGGCAATGCACAAACAGCTCACGACGTCGCGCATGATGGTACAGTTACTGCTGTTACCGGCGCTGGTGGTTTAGTAGTAGATAATAGTAACACTATTCCAAAAGGAACTATTATATATGGTAGATTTACTAGAATAGAAGCTACTACTTCTAAAATGATAATTGGATATTTAGGCGACTAATGTTAGGATTAGGAGCTAGCATAGTAACAGGTGGCGCACCATCAGAGTGGACACCAGCAAGTTTATCAAACTTAACATTGTGGCTAAAGTTTAATCAAAATATTACTGCGGATCAAGACAATTCGGGCGATAGTTCGTCAGTCGATCATAGTACCGCTGCTGGTAACATGGGGGATGAAGACCGAATTAATGCTTGGAATGCTTTTGGTAACACTAGTATAAATGCGGTTCAAGACGTCTATGGAGACAAACCTCTTTGGGAAACAGATGCTGCTGATGCTGGAGGTATAAAGCTACACAATGCTATTAAGTTTATGGATCTTTCTGCAAATGTTGTTTTAGATGCGAATACAGATTTTACAATAGCTTTAAGGTTTAAATGCACTAACTTTAGCCAATCTCGTGGTCTTATGGGTAGTGGTGCTACCGAGTTTTTAAGATTAAATAACAATACCACTTTAAGGGCTAAAATAAATGGTACAAATAGAGATTTTGCGTTAGCCAGTGGAAACATGGCAACTGATGAGTATTATACACTTCTTATTGTTAGAAGTGATGGTTCTACAGGAAATTTAAACGTGTTTATTAGAGGAAACGAATCTTTAGACGGCACCGCAACAGGAACACAAGTAGGTAGTCAGTTAACAGACGCTGGTGAAATAACAATAAGTGATATAGGGGCAACTACAGATACTGGGGGTGCTGGTGCAAATAATGATAGTGGTAACTTTCAAGGTTTTTTCAAAGACGTACTTATGTGGGATGGAACCGCTGCTAGCTCAGGAGATAGAAAAGAAATATTTGACTATATAGAAGGACAATAAAATAAAATTAACTTAAATTAAATAAAAATGGCAAAAAAAGAAAAGATAGTAGACTTAAAGTCTAAACCAGAAAAAGTAACTGACAATCAACTAGAAAGAATTCAAAATACAGTAAATAGTATTAATGCTTCTACTTTAGAAATAGGACGTATGGAGCTTCAAAAACACGAAATATCACATCGTATAGCTGGTTTTAAAGATGAATTAGTACTGCTTCAAGATGAACTGCAAAAAGAATACGGCACAACAGATGTTGATTTGAGAAACGGAACAATAAATTATCCAGAAAATGGCGAAGCTGATAAGAAAGATTAGTGTAGGTAAAGATTATAAAAACGACGCTATGCACTACGCTGTTGGTCAAGAGGTTTACGGTGGACATACTATTTGTGATATATTAGAAGAAGATGACAAGTACTCTATTTATATTAGAAAAAATAAAAATGTATTACCTTGGAAAGATTTTAACAAGAACATGGCTGTATCTGTAGAATATAATCTCGAATACTAATGAAAAGCGTTCACAACTTTGTTGTAACGCCAAAAGGGGAAAGATATAACAATAAAACAAAAGTTGGTGATTCAGAGTTAATACTTAACACTGAAATATTTAACCACCAATATATAAATAGAGAAGCTAAAGTTATATCAATACCAATTGTTGGTGATACAAATATAAAAGCAGGAGATACAGTTATAGTACATCACAATGTTTTTCGTAGGTGGCATAACGTAAAAGGTATTGAAAAAAATAGTAGGGCTTATTTTAATGAATCTACTTATTTTATAAACCACGATCAAATTTTTTTATACAAAAGAAAAAACAAGTGGATAGCTCCAAAAGGTTATTGTTTTGTAAAACCTTTGAAAGCAATAGATCAATTTAATATTGAATCTGAAAAGCCATTACAAGGTATTGTCAAATATTCAGACGGTACAGTAGAGGTTAATGATTTAGTTGGTTTTAGACCAAGTAGTCAATACGAGTTTGTCGTTGATAACGAAAGACTATATCGAGTTTTATCTAATTTTATTACAATCAAATATGAATATCAAGGAGACGAAGAAGAATATAATCCAAGCTGGGCATAAAGCAGTTGAAGAACTAATTAAAGTAGCAAAAGAAGCAATTGTAGATTCAGACGATGATATATCAGCAGATAGACTTAAAAACGCAGCGGCCACTAAAAAACTAGCTATATTTGATGCGTTTGAAATACTTAACAGAATTCAAGAAGAAGAAAACTTACTTGAAGGCAGATTACCTGAAGATAAAAAAGAAAAAGTATTTAAAGGATTTGCAGAAGGAAGATCTAAGTAATGTACGAGCAGAATTTAGTTAAAACAATAAAACCTATTAAAAAAACGACTATTAGTCGTCTTAATAAATCTAAAAAATGGAAATATGGATACAATAAAGAACATGATATCGTCATTATCTCTAAAACTGGAAAAATTGGCGAAGTGGTTGAAATACAAAATTTGCGTATCGGCTTGCCGATGGAACCAATGCGAGTGCACGTGCACAAATCCTCTAGATGGCAAAAAATAGAATACCCAAAAGAACTAAGTAAACTTAAAAATATATTTGACTGGAAATCATATCCTGAAAGTAATAAAGAAAAGTGGTACGACTATATAGACGAAGAATTTAAACGTAGAGAAGAAGGGTTTTGGTTTATGAACAACAATAAGCCAACGTATATAACGGGTGCCCACTACATGTACCTTCAATGGAGTAAAATAGATGTAGGCGCACCTGACTTTAGAGAAGCAAATAGATTGTTTTTTATATTCTGGGAAGCTTGTAAAGCAGATAAAAGATGCTATGGTATGTGTTATTTAAAGAACAGAAGATCAGGGTTTTCGTTTATGTCATCTGCAGAAACAGTTAATTTAGCTACTCTTGCGAGTGATAGTAGATATGGTATACTTTCTAAAACTGGTTCTGATGCTAAAAAAATGTTTACTGACAAAGTGGTACCTATTAGTATTAACTACCCGTTTTTTTTTAAACCTATTCAAGATGGTATGGATCGTCCTAAGTCAGAACTTGCCTATAGAGTGCCTGCTAGTAAGTTTACAAGAAAAAAAATAACAGCTAACGAAAAGTTAGAAGAAATAAAAGGGCTAGATACTACAATAGATTGGAAGAACACGGGTGACAATAGTTATGATGGTGAAAAACTTAATTTACTAGTGCATGATGAAAGCGGTAAATGGGAAAGACCTGATAATATACTAAACAACTGGAGGGTTACAAAGACATGTTTAAGATTAGGTAGTAGAATTATAGGAAAGTGTATGATGGGATCAACTTCAAACGCTTTAGACAAAGGTGGTGATAACTTTAAAAAATTATATAATGCATCAGATGTCACTAAACGAAATAAAAATGGTCAAACAAAATCTGGTTTATACTCTTTGTTTATCCCAATGGAATGGAACTACGAAGGATTTATTGACGAGCACGGAGTTCCAGTATTCACTACTCCTAACGCAGATGTGTTTGCCCCAGACGGTGAACTGATAGATGTAGGCGTAATAGATAGCTGGCAAAACGAAGTAGACGGGCTTAAAGATGACCAAGACGCTTTAAATGAGTTTTATAGACAATTCCCAAGAACTGAAGAGCATGCTTTTCGTGACGAAACAAAAAATAGTATATTTAATTTAGTAAAAATATACGAACAAATAGATTACAACGAAGAAATGTCTAGAACACTTGGTATTACAACTGGTAATTTTCAATGGGTAAACGGTATAAAAGATTCTCAAGTTATATTTTATCCAGATAAAAAAGGAAGATTTAAAGTTAGTTGGGTACCACCTCAACAGCTACAAAATAGAGTAATATTGAAAAATGGTGTAAAACATCCTGGTAATGAACACGTAGGTGCATTTGGTTGTGACTCTTACGATATATCGGGAACTGTAGATGGTCAAGGTTCTAAAGGAGCATTACACGGCCTAACCAAGTTTAGCATGGAAGACGCTCCTGCGAATAGCTTTTTTTTAGAATACTTATCAAGACCACCTACAGCTGAAATATTCTTTGAAGACGTATTAATGGCGTTAGTGTTTTATGGTATGCCAATACTAGCAGAAAATAATAAACCTAGGCTTTTATATTATTTAAGGCGTAGGGGTTATAGAGGTTTTAGTATGAATAGGCCTGATAAAATTTGGAATAAATTATCTGTAGCAGAAAAAGAAGTTGGAGGCATGCCAAACTCAAGTGAAGATATAAAGCAAGCACACGCTGCTGCTATTGAAATGTATATTCAAGACCACGTTGGTATGAATCAAGATGGAACATTTGGTGATTTGTACTTTAATGACTTGTTAAACGACTGGAGTAGATTTGATATTACGAAAAGAACAAAGTTTGATGCAACTATAAGTAGTGGTTTAGCTATAATGGCTAACAACAGACACTTATATGCTCCAAACGCTAAGGTTGAAAAACCTAAACTAAATATAAACATTTCTAAGTATACTAATACTGGAACTAATTCACAAATAATTAAATAATAAATATGGCAGAGTATGGCATTAAAAGTTATTTCCCAAGTCAAACTGTAAGTGATGCTGAAAAGTTAAGCTATGATTATGGTTTAAAAGTAGGCAAAGCAATACAAACAGAATGGTTTAATGATAATAGAAATCTTAATAAATATAAGAATAACTATAATAATTTTCATAATTTAAGACTATACGCTAGAGGCGAACAGTCTATACAAAAATACAAGGATGAGTTATCTATAAATGGTGATTTGTCCTATTTAAATTTAGATTGGACACCAGTTCCAATTATACCTAAATTTGTAGATATAGTTGTTAATGGTATATCTGAAAGGTTATATGATGTAAAAGCTTATTCGCAATCACCTAATGGTATACAAAAAAGAACAGACTACATGGAGGCTTTAATGCAAGACATGAAAATGAAATCTTTTGATGATGAAATAAACGCTAAATTAGGTGTAGATTTAAAAGAAAGTCAAGTCAAAGAACTACCAGAAGACACTGAAGAGCTAGGTATACACATGCAACTTAATTATAAGCAAGCTATTGAGCTAGCAGAAGAACAAGCTTTAAAAGTTTTGTTTGAAGGAAATAAATATGAATTAACTAAAAAAAGGTTTTATTACGATCTTACTGTCTTAGGTATTGGAGCGGTTAAAACAGATTTTACAACTTCAGAAGGTGTAACTATAAAATATGTAGATCCAGCTAATTTGGTTTATTCATATAGTGATTCTCCTTATTTTGATGACATATATTATGTTGGCGAAGTAAAGAGTATCCCTGTGAACGAATTAGCAAAACAATTTCCTCATTTAACAGAAGCTGATCTTGAGGATATAATGAAAAATAAACACAATAACAGGTCTAACTATAATTCAACACATAGTTATGACAAAGAAGATAATAACACTATACAGGTTTTATATTTTAATTATAAAACTTATATGAACGAAGTCTATAAAGTAAAAGAAACTGGTAGTGGTGCTGAAAAAATTATTCCTAAAGACGATTCGTTTAATCCTCCGGAAGATATGGAAGGTGGGTATAGCAGAATATTAAGGTCTATAGAGTGCTTGTATGAAGGCGTTATGATTTTAGGCACAGAAAAACTACTTAAATGGGAAATGGCCACAAACATGATGAGACCTAAAAGTGATTTTACTAAAGTTAAAATGAACTACGCTATTGTAGCACCTAGAATATACAATGGTAAAATAGAAAGTTTAGTAAAACGTATAACTGGTTTTGCTGACATGATACAGTTAACACACTTAAAGTTACAACAGGTTATGTCTAGAATAACGCCAGATGGTGTTTATTTAGATGCGGATGGACTTGCTGAAATAGACTTAGGTAATGGAACAAACTATAATCCTCAAGAAGCATTAAACATGTTCTTCCAAACAGGTAGTGTAATTGGTAGATCTTTTACTTCTGATGGTGATATGAACCCTGGTAAAGTTCCTATTCAAGAAATACAATCAGGAAATGGTGGGGCTAAACTACAGAGTTTAATTGGTACTTATAATTACTATTTACAAATGATTAGAGATACTACAGGGTTAAATGAAGCTAGAGACGGTAGTATGCCAGATAAAAATGCTTTAGTAGGTGTTCAAAAATTAGCCGCTGCAAATTCAAATACAGCAACAAGGCATATTTTACAAGCGGGACTATATTTAACAGCAGAAACGGCAGAGTGTTTATCTTTAAGAGTTTCAGATATATTAGAATATTCTCCAACCGCAGATGCTTTTATACAAGCAATTGGAGCACATAATGTAGCAACTCTTGATGAAATAAAAGAATTACACTTATATGATTTTGGAATATTTATAGAATTACAACCAGATGAAGAAGAAAAAGCCATGTTAGAAAACAATATTCAAATGGCTATTCAACAAAAAAATATAAACGTAGAAGACGCTATTGATTTAAGAGAAATTAGAAACGTAAAACTAGCTAATAAACTTTTAAAGCTACGTAGAAAAAGAAAAGAAGAAAGAGATAGACAATTACAACTGCAAAACATAGAAGCTCAAACTAAGTCTAACAATCAGTCAGCGCAAATGGCTGCACAATTAGATGTTCAAAAAAATCAAGTGTTATTAGAAAACGAAGTTAAGCTACAACAAATGAAAGCTCAAATTGATTCTCAAAAAATGCAGCAAGAAGCAAACCTTAAAAAAGAGTTAATGCAAATGGAATTTGAAATGAACATGCAGCTTAAAAGTGTTGAAGCTGAAGGTTACAAATCAAGAGAGCAAGTAAAAGAAGATAGAAAAGACAAAAGAACAAAATTACAAGCATCTCAACAAAGCGAAATGATTGAACAAAGAAAATCAGGAAAACCACCAAAAAACTTTGAGTCTTCAGGTAATGATTTAATGGAGGGAGGTTTTGATTTAAGTTCTTTTGGACCTAGGTAAATTTATTAATTATTATTATATTATATTATGGAAGAAAAAAATGAAAACGTAGTTGAAGAAACTACACAAGAAAAAATAGAGCAGGTTAACGAAAGTAAATTTGAATCTGCTGGTGATGATAGCATTATTAAAGTAGATCTAAATAATCCACCACCAAAAGAAAAAAATGAAACTAAAGAAGACAACACTGATAACAACGAAGTAGCTGCAGAGTCTAAAAATACCGAGCCTGCACAAGAGCAAGAAGAAACACAACCGGAAGCAGAAGCACAAGAAACTCCAGTATTAGAAGAAATAACTGAAGATTCTACCAAAGAAGAAGTTACTGAAGTAGAAGAAAAAATAGAAGAAGCTGTAGCAGAAGCTGAAGCCACCGGAAAACCACTACCAGAGAATATTCAAAAGTTAATGGACTTTATGGAAGATACTGGGGGTGATTTAAGTGATTATGTAAAACTTAATCAAGATTATAGCAAACTAGATGACAATGCTTTGTTAAGAGAATACTACAAGCAAACAAAACCTCATTTAGATAACGAAGAAATTAACTTCCTTATGGAAGATACGTTCTCTTATGACGAAGATGTAGATGACGATAGAGATATACGTAGAAAGAAATTAGCGCTTAAAGAGCAAGTTGCCAGCGCTAAAAGCCACTTAGACGGGCAAAAGTCTAAATACTATGAAGATATTAAAGCTGGATCGAAACTCACGACTGAACAACAGAAAGCTATAGATTTCTTTAATAGATATAACAAGGAATCAGAAGCAACTCAAAAAACAGTTAAAACAAACTCTGATATTTTTACACAGAAAACCGAGCAGGTTTTTAACGACAAGTTCAAAGGTTTTGAATATAACGTCGGTGACAAGAAATACAGGTTTAATGTAAACAATGCTGAAGAGGTTAAAAACACTCAGAGCGACATAAGCAATTTCACCAAAAAGTTTTTGGATAAGAACTCTGCTTTAACAGACGCTAAGGGTTATCATAAATCTCTGTACACAGCAATGAATGCAGATGCTGTTGCAAAACACTTTTACGAACAAGGAAAAGCAGATGCTATGAAAAATAGTATTGCTAAAGCCAAAAACGTAGATATGAATCCAAGACAAAGTCATGGGAAAATTGAAGCAGGTGGTATGAAGTTCAAGGTGCTAGGGCAAAACTCTTCTGATTTCAAAATTAGAAACAAAAATAAATAACAATTTAAAAATTTAAAATTATGGCAATTACTGCAGGTGGGTCACTTAACTTGACTCCAAGCCCAATCCAATCAACATTAGCTTCAAATTACGTAGATTTTACTACGGCGGCTACTGAAGGATGGGCACAACAATATTTACCAGATCTTATGGAAAAAGAAGCTGAGGTTTTTGGAAACAGAACAATCTCAGGTTTTCTTGCACAAGTAGGAGCTGAAGAGGCTATGACGGCTGATAGAGTCATCTGGTCTGAACAAGGTAGATTACATTTAGCGTACACAGGTACAATAGATGCGTCTGCTTCTGAAGTAACAGTTACAGCTCACGCTGGAACAAATGCAACTTACGTTGCTGGATCTCATGGTTTACGTGTTGGTGATACTTGTTTAGTAGCTTCTGCTACTGTAACGTATCCAGGTAGGGTTACTGTTGTAGCAACTGATGTTGTTACAGTTTTACCTTACACTCAAGGTCACGCAAGTGAAGCTGGTATTGGTATGGGTGACGAGGCTGTTACTATTCTTAAGTATGGTTCTGAATTCCCTAAAGGTTCTGATACTCCATATACTACGGCTAACGAGCCAGATTTCTTATCTTTCACTAACAAGCCAGTTATCTTAAGAGACATGTATCACGTTTCTGGATCAGATGTTTCTGCTGTAGGTTGGGTTGAAGTAGCTGGTGAAGATGGTGCTACTGGTTACTTATGGTACTTAAAAGCTGAAGGTGAAACTAGAATGAGATTTGCTGACAACTGTGAGATGACATGTCTTGAAGGTGTTGAAATCGCAAATGATACAACTCTTGATACACAAACTAACGGTGGCGCTTTACCACAAGGTGGTACTCAAGGTTTATTTGATGCTATTTCTACTAGAGGTAATTCAACTTCTGGTGTTACTGGTGTTAACGCTGCTACTGATTTAGCTGAGTTTGACGCTATTTTAGCTGAGTTTGATTCTCAAGGTGCTATTGAAGAAAACATGATGTTTGTAAACAGAGCTACGTCGTTAGCAATGGATGACATGTTAGCTTCTATGAATTCTTACGGAGCTGGTGGTACTTCTTACGGAGTATTTGACAATTCTGAAGACATGGCATTAAACTTAGGTTTCTCTGGTTTTAGACGTGGATCTTATGACTTCTACAAATCTGACTGGAAATACTTAAACGATGCTGGTACTAGAGGTGCTATTAACGCAAGAGCTACTGCTGATGCAATTAGAGGAGTTATTGTTCCTGCTGGTGTATCTTCAGTTTATGACCAAATGTTAGGAAAAAATCTTAAGAGACCTTTCTTGCACGTACGTTATAGAGCTTCACAAACTGATGATAGAAAAATGAAGACTTGGGTTACTGGTTCTGTTGGAGCTGCTACATCTGAGTTAGATGCAATGCGAGTAAACTACTTATCTGAAAGATGTTTAGTTACTCAAGGTGCTAACAACTTCATGTTAATGAACTAAGCATTTATTATATTAAGGATCGAGGCTTCGGCCTCGACCCTTTATTTTTATTAATTTTATTATATATTATATTATGGCAAAAAAACAAAAAACAGAAAAGGTAGAGGTACCTGTTGTTGAAACACCGGTTGTTGAAACACCAAAACCTAAAAAAGTTGAATCTAAAAAACCTAAATGGGAAATAAAGGATAGGATGTATATGTTAAAAGGCGATAAAAAACCTTTATCTAAAATGATTAAATCTGCAAACATATATTGGTTTGATAAAGAATTAGGTTATGAGAGAGAATTAAAATACTGCGAAAACCAAAGAACAACGTTTGTGGATGAGATGAAAGGTGATCAAAGATTATCTCATATTATTTTTAGAAACGGATACTTAAACGTACCAAAAGAAAAAACAGTATTACAAAAACTACTTTCAAAATACCACCCAATGAACGGTATTATTTATTACGAGTGGAAACCAGAGGCTGTAGCTAACAATGAAGTTCAAAACTTAGAATTAGAAATAGAAGCATTGAACGCCGCTCAATCTATGGATATAGATATGGCTGAAGCTATTATGCGTGTTGAAGTCGGTTCTAAGGTATCAGAAATGAGTTCTAAGGAACTTAAAAGAGATTTACTATTATACGCTAAGAGAAACCCAGAGTTGTTCTTAGAGTTAGTAAACGATGAAAATGTCGTACTTAGAAACTTTGGTATTAGAGCAACTGAAATGGGGATATTAAAATTGTCTTCTGATCAAAGAACTTTTTCATGGGGTTCTAATGACAGAAAGTTAATGAATGTTCCGTTTGATGAACACCCTTATTCAGCTTTAGCTGCTTGGTTTAAAACTGACGAAGGTATGGAGATTTACTCCAATATTGAAAAAAGATTAAATTAATCTAACTGTAGATGCAGTCGCTCTACGGGGCGATTGCAAACTACAAACTAAAAAGAAATTATGGCAATAGGAAAAATAAGTGTAGATAGAGTTTATCAAAAAGTATTAGCATTAGCTAACAAAGAACAGAGGGGTTATATAACACCACAAGAATTTAACTTATTTGCCGACCACGCTCAAATGGAAATATTTGAACAATATTTTTACGATTTAAATCAATTTGCTAGATTACCTGGGAATGATTTTTCACATTCTGATATAGTTTCAAATATACAAGAAAAAATAAGTATATTCGAAAGAAGAGATTTTCCAATTGATCTAAGTAGTACGAGTGAAGATGTAGATCATATAGTTAACTTTGCAATGACTCAAGATTTATATAGACTAACTAGATTAAGAGTAAATTATGGAAATGGATATAAGGTGGCGGAACGCATTGAAGTAAACGAACTAGATAGATATGGTAACTCACCATTAGGGGTTTGGTCGAAGACAAGGCCAGTATATGCTGAGCACGAGGGATTTTTAGGGACGGGAAGTGGACCGGTTACAAGAATATATCCCGCACCTATTCTGCTTGATAGCGAACCTGAAATTCTATTAGATTTTATTGCAAAACCATTAAAACCTAATTGGTCTTATATTGTTGTAAATAATAAACCATTATATAATGCTAATAACTCTACAGATTTCCAGTTACACCAATCAGAAGAAGTGGAGCTAGTTTATAGAATACTAGCGTTGTCTGGTGTTACTATAGAAAAACCTCAACTAACACAAATCGCGGCTGGATTACAAACGGCTCAAATTCAACAAGAAAAACAATAAATAAATGGGATTACTAGACAGTACTACACAAAGAGAATATTATTTAGGTAACGATTTAGGGAACTATCAATTTACTTCATTGGATGATATTATAACTCAGTTTACAATAGCTTATGTAGGTGAAAATAAAATAATACCAAAAATAAAAAGAGCTGATATATCTTTTTTTGCTCAAAGAGCATTACAAGAACTTTCTTTTGATACTTTTAAGTCTGTTAAATCGCAAGAGATAGAACTTCCCCCTTCATTAACAATGATACTTCCTCACGATTATGTTAATTACACAAAAATATCTTGGAGCGATAGCTCTGGTGTAAAACATCCTTTGTATTCAACTAAACATACATCAAATCCTTTTAATATAAAACAAGACCCAGATAAATCTTATGATTTTACAAAACCATCAGATAGCCTTGTTACTAAAGGTGATTTTTCAAGTGGGACAAGTATATTAACAGCTGGTGCTGATTGGACAAAACATACTACTAATTCAACAGACAAAGTACATATAGTTAATGAAAAGTTAACTTTTGAACACGGTGCTAGTGCCCCTATACCGCCTGCAAGCTCTAGTTTTACTAGTAGAGCTTACGCTGTTTACCAAGAAATAGATGTTACAAATATAGACGTTTTAGATTTATCTGCAGCTGGAACGTCAGCTGTTGCTGTTACTGGTAAAGGTGTTGGAACAGTAAGAGTTGGTATTAGTACACTAACATATCCAAACGTAAACTCTGGCACTTATGACCCATCTAGAAGTAATCCAAATTTTGCTATTAATCCTTCGCTTAACAATATAGATGAAGTATTTGATATATACACCGTTGGGGGCAATAGAGCTTTGTTAAAATTTAATGATGGTACTGGTGTAGAATCAACCTCTAAAGTTACAAATGTCGATGTTAGTAATGAAACTACAGTTTATTTATTAATAACTAGTTTTATTGAAAGCTTTACTGATACATCACTGAGTAATAGTGAAAATAAAGTTGATGATTTGGTAATAACTTGTGACGCCGTTTCTCACGTTTTACAAACTACAGGAGATTCAACTACCTGGACTAATTACAAGTCTGTTACGCCATCAGAAAACAATGCTGATAATTATGAAGACGATACTTATTGGCCATATAATGGAGAACGTTATGGGTTAGAACCATCACAAGCTCAAGTTAACGGATCTTTTTATATAGATCAAATGCTTGGAAGAATATATTTTAGCTCTAATATATCAGGAAAAACTGTGATCTTAGATTATATAAGCGATAGTCTTGGTACAGACGAAGAGATGCAAGTACACAAATTTGCTGAAGAAGCTATGTACAAACATATAGCTTACGCTATTCTGTCTACTTCCTCTAACAGAATACATCAGCAATTAGCACCTAGATTTAAAAAAGAAAAATTTGCCGCTACTAGACAAGCAAAACTTAGACTATCAAATTTTAAATTAGAAGAATTAACTCAAATTTTAAGGGGTAAATCAAAACAAATAAAACACTAGTACATGCCAGAGATTAAGCATAATTTTACCGGTGGTAAAATGAACAAAGATCTTGATGAAAGACTTGTTCCAAATGGAGAGTATACGGACGCGATGAATATACAGGTCTCGACTTCAGAAGGTTCTGATGTTGGTACGGCTCAAAACATATTAGGTAATTATTTAATACCAAACCAGTCTTATTTTACTGATGAAAACGGTAATCAAATTTCTTATGTAGATTCTATATATGAAGGGTATAAATGTGTTGGATCAATTTCAGATGAAGCTAATGATAAGCTTTATTTTTTTATTACTAACGGAACTCCTTTAGATATTGAACCAATACAAGATTGGACAGATTCACAAAACAACTGGATATTAAACAATAATGGTGCTAGTGCTATTTACAACAGTTATGGGTTTTTACAAAGTAGCTCTTTAAATTTACAAGATGGCGTTAGATACGAAATAACATATGACCAGGTTGTTGCTCCAACGTACAACGGTACATTAAAAATATGGCAAGGTACTGGTAATCCTTATATTAATATAGGTGGCCCTGGTTTAAATACTGATTTAGATGTTCTAAGTTCTTCTTCGTTTTTAAACAAACCTAGCAGGGTTACTGCACAATGGGTAAAAACTTCTACTAATTTCGCTATTGAAGACGATACAGACTACAATGGTACTATAAAAAATGTTGAAATACTAGAGGTTAAAGCAAGTAAAATAATACAATACGATACAGTTACAAAAGAAATAACTCCAGTGTTTGTTGATAGATATAACACTGTTTTAAAGTTTCGTTATGATAAAGTTATAACTGGTATAAACATTATAAATGATTTGTTATTTTGGACTGATAATCTTGGTGAACCTAAAAAAATAAATATAAACAGGTGTATACAAGGTACAAATGTACAAGACGCTAATTTTACACATACACAACTTATAAACGAGCCTAGAGGTATAACAAAAGATATTGAAGAAAAACACATAACAGTTATAAAGCCAGCGCCAAAGGCAATGTTGAATGCACAAGTTGCAACAAGTGGTCCTGCGCCTGGAAAAATAAACGCTGGTATATTTAGAACTTCGGCTAGCCAATCAGGATCTACCGCTGCAAACGATTCTTCTTTAAGAACTGTAGATGAGTATTGGAATAACTCAGGACCCCTTATGTATAATTTTGATAATGCTTTTGGAGCCCTTGGACATAAGTTCTACATGGAGATAGAAACCGATACTGTAGGTCAAAGTGGTTTTACTTTAGATTACGCAGTTGGAGATACCCTACTTCTTAAAGCTTACGATCTTAATTTTACCCCAGACGGAGTACCTACATTAACACAACCAGATCTACCTTTAAACGATTGGAACTTAAAAGTAAAAATTTTTGATACTGGGGCAAATAGTTTTGTTGACGCCGCTAGTGATATGATTGAAAACTCTGATCTTAGTATACCAAATATTAGTGGTACAAATCCAGAAGGTTGGGGAATGTCTCCTAGTGCTAGCGCTTTAATGACTTACAACGCTAACGATTCAAGAATGGAAATAAACGCTCCAGGATCGGCTAATAGTTATGAAAAATACTATTATAAAACAGCTTCTATGCCCTTGGGCTCTTTTGTTAACAACCGTAGTTATACTATTATTGTAAATGTATCTAATTACGTAAGTGGAGAGTTAAGCCCTAGAATATTAGTAGATGGAGACATTTATAGCGGTAACAATTTCCCTTACATCTACTACAACAACGACGGTACTATAGCAACAAACTGTGCGAGTGATGGGGATCATATTTTTAATATTAATACAGGTGGATATAAGCCTATCCCAACTACTGATATGACGTTCTATATGCAGAGTGGACCGTTAGTTTTACAAACATCAAATATTGGTTATGTAGGTCATATAAATAGTGTTACCGTAATAGATAACGACAGTAGTAATGCTAGGGTAGGCGTTAAAATTGTAGGTCGTCAAGGTAGTACGCCGTCTGTTCCACCTGGGTTTGCAGAAAGAAAATATGTTGTTGACAAGTTGTTAAAAGATGTAAAACCTTTTGAGTTTAAATTTCCTAGATTTGCTTATAGATGGAAATACTTAGATAATGAATACTCTACAATCTCACCGTTTACAAATGTTGTTTTTGAACCAGGTGCTTTTAATTACCATCCCACTGAAGGATACAACATAGGGATGACTAATAATGTAACCAATATTGGGTTGAAAAATTGGACATCTGATATGCCAGATGACGTTTATGAAGTTGAAATACTTTATAAAAACGAAGTTTCTCCAAATATATATATTGTTGATACATTATCTGCAACTTCAAATAGTGGTAAGTTTGATGCCCCGAATTACAATATTAATTCTGAAATGGTTAAATCAGCTATACCTTCTGATCAAATATTAAGATCATGGGATAATGTTCCTAAAAAAGCTTTAGCACAAGACGTTAGTGGTAATAGGATTATATATGGAAATTATGTGCAAGGTTATGACCTTGATAATTTAAATAATTTACCAGGAATAAATTCTTTCGAACCTAGTTTTAATTTTGCTGTTTTTGGAGAGCACCAAGGTTTGAATGCTGTTAAATCTATAAAGTCACTCAGAGAATATCAACTAGGTGTTGTTTTTCTTGATAAATATGGTAGAGAAACACCTGTTATATCTAACGAGACATTTGTTGATGCGGTTGAACAAGATGAATCTCAAAACCAAAATAAACTTGTTGTAAGTTTTAACAACGATAATTATCCACTAAACATGGAGTATATGAAGTTTTTTGTAAAAGAAACTTCTGGCGAATACTATAACATGGCTATGGACCGTTTTTATGATGCTGGTGACAATAACGTTTGGATAACATTCCCATCTTCTGAAAGAAATAAAATAGATTTAGATACGTTTTTAATATTAAAAAAGGGTTTAGAATCTAATGATCAAATTATACAAAAAGCTCGGTACAAAGTATTAGCTATAGAAAATGAAGCCCCAGAAGACATAAAGTATAAAAAATTAAAAATAGAATCCAAAACGCATGACACAACACAAAGTGGAACTCAATTTGATGTGTTTGCAGACGATATAGACGATGCTCCACTAGTAGGTGTAAATGTATTTAAGTTAAAATACCAACCATTTTTCCAAAGCACAGGGTCTGATTTACATAACGAAGAAGGGTTATTATATATAGAGTTTGAAGATAAAACAAACGGTATTACGTCTAATAGATATAGAGTTTCCTCTGTAACAACTGATTGGGATGGTCTTTCGGCGGGAGCTGGTACTGCTTATTATAGTTTTATTACAGAAAAACCCTTTGAAGGTGACGTTAGTTTTATTGTAAATAATTCGTCAAATCCAACAGCTGTTGAAAACGGTATTTCATTTTGTGTATATAGATATAGTGTTGAAAACACAAAAGAGTTTACTGGTAGATTTTTTGTTAAAATAAATAATGATGATATTTTTAATGGTGAAATTGCTGTTAAAAGTGTTATTGAAGAAGAGTATAGGGTAGCAAAAACTAGGAAGTTATATTTTATGAACGGAACAGATCATAACATTAAGCATTCTCACAACGTAACAGGACAAAGACATGGGGCGTACCACGATGACTCCGTTTACCAACATGTTAGCAACGGTGGTGGTATAGCAACTTTTAATCCAGTTTCAGGAAATGACGATTCTTATTTTACATGGATAACGGGTATTGGTATTGATAGTGGTACTGTTGTTCAAAGAGATAATCATTTTGGTAGATTTGCTCCGTTTTTTAGAAATTATGAATACACAGAAAGCAGTGAAGAACTATATGATGCTATTACGCCATACGATGGTAACAACTTAGTCCCATCAAATATAGCCTTACCCGCTAGTACTACTGAAAAACATGCTGGTCAATATAGATTTGGAAACGACACAAATGATTGGAAGTTTGAAATAACTTATATTACCACGCCTATAAATGATACTTATATGGGTTACTATAAGCCTGCCGGTGATACTGATCCAACATACGCATGTGTAGATCCTGGAACAGGTGCTGCTTTATTTGGTAACACAGGTTTTAATATAAAAGCTAAGGCTAAAATAGCAGATGGTAGTGGCTATACTGCTTCTGAAAGAGCTGGAAAGTTCAACTCTAAAATGGAGCAAGAAAAAGGCGAAGTATGGTTTATTGACAAAGGGAAATATGAAGGATATAGATACGACCCTGGTATACATTGGCAGTACACTTCCCCTAATCAAGGTCAACGTCCCGGCATAGACACTGCTAATGGTAAAATAAACATTGGTATGGGTGGTATTTATTATGAAGACGTTGGTTACTCTACTTATGGATCAACTAGCGCGGGTGGTGTTGCTGTTCAAGGTGTTTTTGGAGTTGGTCATTATGATGTATATGGTGAAAATCCAAACTACCAGCATGATGGTATAGTAAAATTAGTTAATAAGTTTTATCCAGGTTCTAAGTTTAGATGGAAAGATGACCCAACTAGAGAGGTTTACACAATACAAACGGGTCAAAAACTTTGGAGGCCCTTCCGACATAGTTCAACGGAATTTCCTTATGCAAGAGCTTATTCAAGTGGCGATTGGCCATTATCTGGGCAGACAACAAGTATTTACCACGGGGACCAAACACAAGTTTTAGCTCAACTTAGCACAAACACTTCTGTTACTTGGGATCTTCCTTATAGAAACTCTAGTGGAACTAAAACGATGAACTGGGATCCTACTAATGGTGGTACTTTAGGACCAATACCAAATGGTTTGTATTTACCCACTACCAACGCTATTAGCGCTACGGTTTATACTACACATTTAGTATTAAGACTAAGTAGTTTAACCTGCACAGATCCTGTTTTTGGATCAAGAGATATATCTGAAGGTATGATAATGACCAGTTATAACAACGGTGGTGTTAGTTTAGATGGCAGTAACAGTCATCAAGAACTTTTAGTACATAGAATTGTTCCTGTTGGTAATAATTATGACTTAAGACTTATTGGATATAGAGAACCTAATTTTTCATATGGAACTACGGGTGGTTTGTACAGTGATATGGGTACCTACAAAGGTACTCCTATAAGATTCTACGCTCATGAATCAATGAGGGCAGGTGGCACAGCGATAAACACTGCACAGCAAATTATATTCCAACAAGCCGCTATGAATGGATATAGTCAATATTCTGTAAATAGAATTAACGCACAAGACCAAGATCAACAAGGTTTCAGTTTAAGTGATCCAGGTGTTGGAGCTGTTGGTTATGAAATAGAGTTTTTAGAAGAAATAGATGCTGAACCTGAAATGCCAACCAACCCAGCTATATGGGAAACAGAGCCTAAAGAAACTACAACTGATATTGACCTATATTACGAAGCTAGTAACGCGATACCAATCAAATTAAATTTAGAAAATTACGAAAACGCAATTCCTCGTGGTTCGGCAATAGCACATGTTCAAAACGCAAACTCAATTAATTCTTTAAACAGGTTTTATAAACTAAGCTATCATAGTTCGCCGGTTGGCACCTCTTGGCCGAGTGGTACTAGTGGTTATTATTTAGAAATTAATAATAAGTTTGGTGATCCACTATTAGATCCTATAGTTGGAGGTCAGTATATAAACGTTGGTGATCAAATTAAAATAACTTCAATCTCTGGACAATCAGTATCTCTAACGGTTACTGGTTGGTGGGGCGCTACAAACATAAGTGATGGTAGAATCCCGTCTGGTGGAGCTGGTATTTATATAAACGAAAGTCTCTATAATCAAGATACCGAGCACGAGTTATCTTGGTATAATTGCATTTCATTTGGTAATGGTGTTGAGTCAGATAGAATAAGAGATTCTTTTAATTTACAAACTTTAACAAACGGTGCTAAGGTTTCTACAACTTTTGATCCTTACAAGGAAGAACATAGAAAATACGGATTAATATTTTCTGGTATATATAACTCTATTAGTGGTGAAAACGGTTTAAATCAATTTATTGCCGCTAATAAAATAACAAAAGATGTAAATCCTATATACGGTAGTATACAAAAGCTTCACTCAAGAGATTCAGATATACTAGCTTTGTGTGAAGATAAAATATTAAAAATACTAGCAAATAAAGATGCTGTATTTAATGCTGATGGTAATTCTCAACTTACCGCTAATATAAATGTCTTAGGACAAACAGTTCCTTTTGTAGGTGAATATGGTATATCTAAAAATCCAGAATCATTTGTATCTGAAGCTTATAGAGCTTATTTTACAGACAAAGTTAGAGGTGCTGTAATAAGATTGTCAAGAGATGGTTTAACGCCTATATCTGATCACGGTATGAAAGATTGGTTTAGAGATAATTTAAAACTAAACAAAACTTTAATAGGTAGTTATGATGATAAAAAAGAAGAATACAATATATCGTTACAAGAAACTAACGACACTGTTTCATTTAGAGAAGATGTGAAAGGATGGGTTAGTTTTAAATCTTTTACACCTGAAAACGCGGTTAGTTGCGCTAATGAATATTACACACTTAAAAGTGGTAGATTATACCACCACCACAACGAAAACTCTCTTAGAAACACTTTTTATCTTGATGCTGTAGAAGTAGAAAATATAGGTCCGCACCCATCTCTTGGTACTAATGGTCAATATTTTTGGTTTAATCCTGAAACTTTTATTACACTAGACGGTTGGAGTGGGACGTCAACTTGGATAACAAAAATAAAACAATACAGAAAAGGTGAGTTAATATATGATGGAGCTGTGGCTCTTTTTGGCTCATTAAGTGGTAATGCTTTAGAAAACGAACAAGGACAGCTATTAGCCCACGGTAGAAGAGAGCTAGATCCAGGTGTTGGTAATTATGGCTTACAATCAACCGCAGGGCTTGCAAATTCTGGTGCTGCTAGTGGTCAATGGCAAGTTGGTGATTTGGTTGTTATAGATCCAGGTGTTAATAATCTTAACGCTCGTGATAAGTATACTGAATCTAGTGTAAACTTATTGTTTAACGATAATCCTGGAAGCGTAAAAACATTCCATACTTTAGACTATGAGGGTAGTCAAGCTAGAACTGAAGGGTTGAGACATGTTAAGGTTATAGATAATGATATTGCTACGTCTGGTTTTAATGCTGGTGATGTATTTGTAATTAATGAAGAAGGTATTGATAAACTTATTGACATGATAGGACCAGTAACTTCAGATCCATATCCTTGGTATATTGGAGATACATACGTTAAAGTTTATAGAGAAATTAATGGTATTGTTCAATACGTTACTACCGGACAAATACAATTTTATCCAAATGGAGACTTTACAGATTCTAGACCTGTTGGTTATTTTACCACCCAAAATAACGACTGGAAGGTTGGAGATATAATCACTACTTTTAATGAAGAAAGATCTATTGGTGCGTTTAACACTAAGTTCAACGATGGTTGGTATACGGAAACTGTAAAAACAAACAAACAAGAAGGTAGTTTAATAGAGTTTGTAGAAAAAGAAGGGAAATGGTTTAACTACATAAGAGGATTAAACTCTACTGTAACAACTGAAATAGATGTTGGCTCTTTCAATGCGCAGGGTCTTGGTAGTATTTTAGACGTAGAAGGGTTTGAAAGTGGAACAGCCCCAGGTTCGCAAAATAAATTTACAATTAATTTTAGTGATAACATAAATAGCTCTGTTAGTATTGGAGATACAATTTATACAACTACTACGCTAGAAACTACTATAACAACAATAGGACCAGACTTAGTGCCTAATATGACGCTAGCTAATGGTTGGTCAGATAGCGCTGGGACATTAGCATCAGGGATACAAGTTGATTGGTCCAACCCAAACAATGTAATATTAGATCACGATGGTTTTCTGCCTTTTTCGTTTCCCCAGCAAGCCCACGTTAATATAATATCTCCAGAAATCACGTTAGTGGATGGAAACACATATGAAGCTACAATTACTACTGGAAATATTAAGATTGGTGGTGTAATTGATGGCGACCCTAACGCGGTTACGTTTAGCGTGCATGGCGGTGGTAGCACCATCAACTTTGAACCTATGTATAGCAATCAAACCGCAACATATCAATTTACGTTTAACGAACCAGCCCTTCCAGGTGCAAATCTTTCTAGTACTCTTAATCTACAGTTTTTCGTAATGGCTCTTATATATGGAGGTGGTTGGAGTGATGGAACGTCTACATATGTTGAAATACAAGATATGACTTTAAAAGATATTACAGAGACTGTAGAGTTGGGTGAGAATCAACTTCAAAACAATTTATTTGGAACCCCAGCTAGTGATCTTTTTAAATTAGGTACTGTTTTAGATTATACAGATACTTCAATAACTATTGCAACCGACCCTGCAACGGGAGTTGTAGATACTTTTAAAGCCCAACAATTAGTAACTGCCTACACTATGTTTGTAAAACCAGAGGTTGTAAACACATCTAGTTTATTAGGTTATTTTGCAGATGTAAACATTAAAAACAATTCATTGGTAAAAGCTGAATTATTTTCAGTTGGTGCTGAAGTAACAGAAAGTAGTAAATAAATAATAAAACATGGCAAACGGATACTCACAAACAACTTATGGGGCTAGTAGTAGATCAACAACTAGTAGATCTAGAACTAATCAACAAGGTAAAATGGCGCCAGAAGGCTATCACTACATGCCTGATGGTAAGTTAATGTCTGACGCTGAGCATGCTTTAAAATTTGGAGCAGAACACACTATAATAGGTTTAGATTTAGATACTAGCGATTTAAAAATTTCAGGAGAACAAAGAAGTTTTACTATAGAGGCCACGCCAGGAGCTAAGTTTAGTATGTTTATTACTAATGAAGATAATTATTACTACAACTTTAACACTAGATTGTTTCAAGCAACTCAATATAGACTTAATAATATCACTGTAGAGGGGGGTTTTTATAGTAACAATATAGTTTTTCCGTTGGTAGGCGACGCTGATCAATACGACGTGTTTTTATTTGCAGAAGTAGGTACAAAGCACGCAGAATATAAAGAAGTTAGATTTGCGGATAATAGTATTGATATAAACAAAACTACTGGATCTGACTCTTTATTGATAAAAAAAGTATTATATCAAAAAGCAAATGTAGATTTAACAATTACACCTATATCCCCAACAAGTAGTAATGATTTTGATAGTATGTCTGTCACAACTCAAGTTATAACAACTCAATATGATAAAGTTACATCTAAGCTGCCTTTTAGTATAACAGCAACATCAGCCTCTACAAAGGCATTTCAAATAAAAAGTCAGCCAACAGCTAAACATGTCTTTGCCTCTGTAACAAGAACTTTAGGGGAACACGCTGATATAGATGGAGAAAACTTATACCCAACAGCTACAACTGCTTTCACGGGTGATGATGTAAATGGCGCTATAACTAGTGGAGTTGTAGTTAGGATGGATAACACTGATTTATCAGCTGTTATTAAACCTGGAGATAAAATAACTTCACCTGTAACTACTGATACGGTAAACGGTGCTGTTTCTAGTGGTGTAAACGTGAGAATGAACGCGGCTGTAGCCACAAAAATGGCCGTTGGAGATAGAGTTACAGGTACTGTGGCTCTTGATGCGAGGACAATTACAGTGGCAACATTAGTAGATACTAATATATTTGCTTTATCAGATTCAGTTGTAATAAGCGATGGTGTAACTTTAACTTTTAGTTCTAAAGTTAATAGAAGTTTAACAACTGTAGGCGTTGTGGAAACTAGCGGTACAGCCACTGATTTTACAATGTCACAAGCTATTCAATTTAGAGATGATCAACCTTTAACTTTTGCTAATAAAAGAAACTACAGCTTTGGTATAGACAATATAGATGGTTTAGCTGATGGCATGACGGTAACAGGAGCTAGAATTGATGATGCAACTACTATTAAGCGTTATTCAACCACTGCGATTGAAAACGAAGGCACTTCTTATGCTTCTGAAAAAATATTAAAAGAAAAAAGAGCAATTGAATCATATGTTAAACCAACTATAACAAGAAATGCTACAACAAAACTAGTTACAACTACTAGAGTTGGGGATATTTCTTTTAATCAACAACAACCACTTGACGCAGAATCATCAAGTATAACAATAAGAGCTTATGGTAGAGACCAAATAAAAACATTAACAGGTTGGGATGTAGATATTACTGACTTAAAAGTAGAGTTAACAGACGTAACAACAACCACAACAGCCGCTGTGCACTCAAGTACTACTGTGCCTATAGCTAGCGGCGATGGTATAGTTGAAGGTGTTAGTGTTGTTAGTGGGATTGGTATAGATTCTAGCGTTGCAGATCCAACTGTAACCACTATTAATAGTTATTCTGGAACAACCGCTTCTATTGTTTTAAGCGCAGCTCAAATTTTAGAAAGTGGAACAAGATTAACTTTTACCGGTAGTGGAGAGTTAGCAACTATAACTGGTAATGTTAAAATTATTAAGACTGGTATAGCTGCTTTAACTTTAAATTTTGATTTAGAAAAGTTTATGGTTGCTTCTAACGAGGCTTCATAAAAGTAAAAAAAAGCGAAAAAGTGTGATTATAAGAGTACACTTAAATTAAATTAAATGAATAATAATATAAACTTTAGATCTTTTACAGAAGGAGATTATGAAACTTGTTGTGAATGGTGGAGATGGTGGTGGGGAAAGTTTAAAGCAGAACCAATTAGAAGGGGTTTTTTACCAAAAAATGAAAGATGTTTTATAATAGAAAAAAACAATACTCCAGTTGCTGCTACATTTTTGTTTTTAACAGAAATACCAGCAGTTGCTTGGACGACTTATTTGGTTTCAAACCCTAAATACAGGGAAAATGATAGAAGAGATTTAATGCACTTGTTAATACAAGGTGTTGAAAAAGAAGCAGAAAAATATGGTATATTACAAATATTTACTGTTTGCAACGATGTACATGTTTCAGATATACACAAAGAATTAGGTTGGGACATGTCACCATCTAAATATGAAGCATTTAAGTATATAGAAAATAACTTAAAAAAAATAGATAAAAACTATGGGAAGAAGCGCTAAAAATAAACAAGCAGAGCTAAGTTCAGAAATGTTTGAAGCTACTGAAAAACAACTTGAAAGATATAATGATGAGCAGGTTGTTCAAAGAAAGTTGTTAGAAGAACAAAAAGATCGATATAGAGAGTTTGAGTTTAAAAACCCTTATGCTAACATGGAAAACGTCATGGAAGATATGACAGTTGATATGAGGGCAGCTGATTTTCAAAGACAACAAGGAGAACAACAAAGAGCTAATATATTACAAGCTCTTCGTGGCGCTGCAGGTGGTAGTGGTATAGCTAGTTTAGCACAGTCTATGGCTATGCAAGGACAATTACAAACACAGCAAATAGCTGCTAATATAGGTGCACAAGAAAGACAAAACGCTATGGCTCAAGCACAAATGGCTGGGCAAATAGATATGACACAAAGAGGTGGTGCTGCTATGGTTCAATCAGCTGAAATGGGTAGACAATCTACTTTGCTAGGAATAGCTTATGGTGGTATGGCTGGAGCTAACGCTGGTGTGCAAGCCGCCTATGCCAATCAAATGTCAGGCTTTGGCATGAGAGCAAACATGTTAAGTTCTCAAGTTGGTGCGGCTGCTCAAATAACAAGCTCTGCAATAAATGCAGCGTCAGATAGAAGATTGAAGAAAAATATAAATAAAATAGGTGAATCACCTAGTGGGTTAAACATATATAGTTTTGAGTTTAAAAATTCTAAATATGGTTCAGGTGAATTCCAAGGTGTAATGTCCGACGAAATACCGCAAACGGCAGTTAAAACAAAAGATGGTTATGACATGGTTGACTATAGTAAGTTAGACGTAGAATTTAAACAAATATAGATATGGCAAGTAAATTAAATCCAGGTGCTGATGCAACTTTGGTAGCCGCTGCTACTAAAGCGGCTATGGCTAATGTACCTAAAGATCTTAGCAGGACTTTTGAAAGTGTGGCAAGAGGTTATGATACAATGATGCAAAACATTGGCAAAGCCTATGGCGAGATTGCTAAAGAAACTGTTACACTAGGTAAATCAGTTGTTCAAGATGCTATTGCCTATGATCAAAATGCAACAAAGGGTGATTTTTACGCATTTAATAGAAAAATTACTGGACCTTTAACGGAAGAACAATCAGGAGAGCCTGGTAGTTTAATTACTACTGATAAAGCTGATGATCCTAAAGAACTATTTGAATCTACAACTATTGGAGATGAGTTAAGACGTATAAGAAAAGAAATATATCAAACTGGACCTTTTGGCATTGCTCTTACGGCTGAAGATAAAAAAAAGAAATATGCGCTTCAACAAGAAAAAGATCAATTATTATCACAACTTGCGGTTATTGATAACGCAGAAAACTTTAATAATGATGCTTTAAAAAATGGTACGGTTGATTTAAAAGCTACAGGAAAACTAAATCTTGTAGCAAAAAAAGCTTTAACAGCTTATAAAACAAAATCTGGAATAATACAAGATGGTCCTTATAAGGGTTATAAATCTGTTTTAGGAAAAGACAATAATGATAAACTAGTTTTTAAACTACAAGATGCACAAGGTAATTTTGTAACAGGTATGGATTTAGATGGTGAGTTAACAACAGATGGTGATAAAGCTTATTCAATACCAGTTGATAACATGGGTGGTATGCTTAACAAATCAATTAGTAAAGAAGATGAAAACGCTGTTACAAAAATATTTAGAGATGAAATGGTATCTAGAACAGAAACATACGCTGGTAATATATTAGCTAACAAATTAGCGCCTTACGTAGAAAGCGAAGATAATTTACACTCACTCATGCATAAAGGTCTTGGAGACAACGCAACTAGTTTTGTTGATGATTTAAGTAATCCTAGTGTTACATCTGCAGAAATGTATGCTACTATTGGCGAGGCAAAACTTAGGGAAATAGGTATTGTAGACACTGATGATGATGGTGATGTAGATAAAGATGATTTTGTAGGTATTGGAAATGAAAAAGCTAAAGAACAAAATTTTAAAATAGTAAGGCAGGCTGTACTAGATAAAACAAATAAAAATTACAACGCAGAAACAACGCGTTCTTTATTTTTAGATTATGCTAAAGGTGTTGGTGAAAAAATGTGGCAATACAGTAGGAAAAAAGTAGGAAAAGGAGGAAAAGGTGGACCTCCACCGCCACCACCAATAAAACTACCACCAGCTAGTGGTTCAACATATATGATTCCAAAAGACGAAGGTGGAGGTAAAATATCAAACAATGCAATAACAACTATTATGAGAAGAATTAGTTCTGGTGAATCAGTTCCTGCAGATGGTGGTGGTAATTACGTTTTTGATAAATCAAAAAACACATATGTCTATAGAGCAAAAGGAGAAGACGATATAATAATACCTAATTTAGATAGTTTGTTAGCTAATATTTATGGTGAAAACTACAGTAGATCAGCAGCATTACAATGGACTCAATACATGAATGATTGGGACGGAAGTCAGTTTGTAACATCATCTCAAAAAGTAAAACAAGGTGGTAAGACGGGTATAAAAATAAGATTAGGAAGACCTGATGCGGAGGGCACGTTAGACCATAGTGATAGCGGAAATAAAGCAAATAAAGATTTAGATGCTATGTTAGGTGGTAACTATTATGACCCTCAAACGTTTAAAAATTTACATGATGATTTATTAGCTGGTGACGATTGGTTTACTGATTTATTCGGGGCTGGTAAGGCTTATGATGATGTGTATATAGCTAAAAAGTTTGCAGAAGCTTCAGATTATTTTAATTTTGAAAATCCTGGAGGAGAGGGTAAGAATCGAGTAAAAGTACAATGGAAAGGCACTATGGGGATGGGTGATAAATCCAAAACATTTAACGTTAATGACGTGTCAGTACATAATTTTATTGAAGAAATGACAAAATGGATGAACGGGCAAATGAAGGCTTATGGCGAATGGAACCTGCGAGAGATAACTAAGAAGCAAAAGGAAGCGAAAGAAGTTGAAGTTGATCCAACAAAACTAAAGAGAAATTAAGTTAATTAGTAAATATAATATATAATACATGTCTGACATAATAAAAGATAAGATTTATAGAGCATTTTTTTCTGAATTTGCACCAGATATTTCTAACGAAAGTTTAGAAAGTAATGTAAAATATTTATTATCAAAAGATTTTGATACTGCTATTGATGTTGCTTATAAAGAGTTTACAGGATCGGGCCCTGGTATTGAGCAAATAAACTATTTTAACGAGCTTTTAGGTAAAGAGCAACAATCTCACGCGGAACTTGGTTATACTACAGAAACATTTACAGCTGAGTTAGATAGAGAAGAAGAAGAGCTTAGGCAGTCTCAGGGTGATGCTTTCGATGAAGAAGCTTGGCAAACACAAAGAACTGATAAACTATTTGATTTTGAAGAAGAAAAAGTTAACTTTCAAGAAACAGAAAGAGATAAGGCTCTTAGATCAGAAATTTTAAACAAAGATAAATTCACAGATGGATGGCAAGTATCTCAAAACGAGATGACATCTATGATTAATATTGAAACGTATTTTGGAGATTATGGTATTACTACTGATGATGGTACATGGGAAGGTGATGGTTATATAAAAGTTTTTGCACCTAACAATCCAAACGGAGAGGTTGATCCAGATAATTTTTACACGCTAGAAGTTAACGTAGACAAACCAGAAGCGCAAAGGAATTGGAAAGATTTAAAAACTTGGATATCAAAGCAAGATGGCTTAAAAACCCCTATGAGTAAAGAAGATAAGGAATATTACTTTAATGGAGCAACAACAAATACAAAAGAAGTTGCTGACATGACTGAAGAAAACTTTAAAAACGAGTGGATGCAAACTTTATTTGGAGTAGATGTTGGTGGTAATATAGAACAACAAACTGGAATTAGATTTGAACAAACAGGACTTGGTGAAGCTATACAGGTTCATATTCCTAATGAAGGTAATTTTAAAATAAATCTTCAAGCTGGTACTTTTGGTATAGGTGGTGATCCAAGAGAAGCGCAAGAAGTTATTCAAAAAATATTAGACTACAGGAAATCAGAAGTAGAAAATCCACAAGCACATGCTGTAGCCCTTGATTTTAAAGCTAATAAATTTGAAAGTAATGATATTGATGATTATAATGAGTTATTAGATGTAGATAAAACAGCAGAGTTATACAAGAATATAGGGTTGACAATAAGAAAGGGAAACCGTCCAGCGCCAGGTAAATATGCGGCACAACTCACAAATATGATAATGGGAGATACATATAATTATTATGTAGTTGAAAAAGATGGGGAAGTTATTTTTAGAGGCGCTGCTAGTGGAGATGGTAGTTATAACGTAGGTTTTGCGGGTAAAGACCCTCAGGGTTATGTTTTTTCAGGAGATAGAAATTACAATATATCCGGTAGAAAAGCTGTGGGTACTATTTCAGGAGAAACTGTTCAAGGTCTTAATTTGACTGATTTTATGCTTAAGTATGCTTTAGAAGGTAATATAACACCTGAGCAATACGAAACGTTAAATACGAAAAGAAGAGCCACTATAAAGAAAGCCGGAATTGAGAGTAAGGTTGGTGCAAAAGCCATGTCTGAAATACTTCAATTTGAAGATAGGAGTGTTCAAAACACAATAGCTACAGTTGATTTTTTAGATGTAATGGAGTTAAAAGAAAACGATAGAGCTAACGAAGAAAATGTCAAAGCTATTAATGAGATATATTTAAAAGATTATAATTTAAAGATCAAGGAAAGAGATGAAATATTTGGCGGCGCTATTGCAGAAGATTTTGACTTAAAATTAGTTAACAATGTGTGGGAAGTAAGTTACAAAAACCCAAACGTAGGACAATCTATAGATCCTAAAAAAGAAAAACTTTTATATGAATACGCTGGAAAAATAGGTAAATGGCAATATGAGGCCGAAACACTTTATGATAAATATGAAGCCGCTTTTATAGAGTACAAAACTATAAGAGATAAAAACCTAGAAAAAGCAGAATTACTTAGAAATAGAGGACAAGTATTAGATATGAGCTATGACCCAGAAGCTAAAGAGGATTATGCTTGGGGCAAAAGTTGGAGCCAATCAATTTATGAAATAGGAGCTCTTTTTGGTAGCGAAAGTGCTAAAGAAGCTTACAATCAAGAAGAGCAAGATTATTTAAAATCATTTCCACAATTAACTTATAAACAAGCTATTGAGCATGGTAAAAAATGGGAGTACGCAAAACAAGCTTTTGCAGAAAACAATGCTATGGTATTTACTAGTTTAGCTACGGCAGGGACAGGTACAGCTCTTAATCTTAGCGCTAAAACAGTATTGTGGTCTCAAGGCGCTATATTTGCTCTTCCAGCTGGTGGTGGTAAAAGAATTCAATTATGGAACGCTAGTGAAAACGTTGAAGAGTGGAAAAAAACGAAAGAAGAACTAACGGCTGCATATCAAAAAGGAGGTATACCAGAAGAAAAGTATAAAGATCTAATGCTTGAGCTAGATATGGCTATAGAAGAAAATGACTATGAGTGGTATCAAAAAACTGCCTCTATAGCTAGCGCTATGATAGTTGAAGGTTTGGCCGTTAGGTATATAGGTGGTCTTCCATCTGTTAAATATGCTAGACAAATAGGGGGAAAAGATTTAGTAGCAAGAACAGCAGAGAGAGTTACTAGAGGTAATACTAAGGCTTTTCTTTACAACATGCCTCTTACTACTGTAGGGGGCATGACTTTAGAGTCACTTGAGGAATATGTTATATATGGTGGTGAAGCTCTTAGTAATGTCGCGTTTCTTGGTAAAGACTTTGATATGAGCAATTGGGATGAAGTTGTTGTTAATGCGGCAATAGTAGCTGGACCAATGAACGGAACAGGTGCTTTTTACTCTACAGTAACTAATCAAGTAGCTAATGCTCCAATAAGAAAATATCTTAAAGAATTAACTAAACAACACAAGTTAAAAAAGGCCGAACTGCGTGATGAGAAAGATCCTGCAAGAAGAAAACTTTTAGCAAGTCAATTAGGTGAAATCAACTCTAGTATAACTAATGTGAACAGTGAGGTTGAGCTAAAAGCAATGGGTTTAAGTGGTAAAAAACTTCAACAACTTCTTATAGCAGGAAAACTTGAAGAAGAGCTACTGACAAAAGCTGGAATTGACCCTACTATGGACAGTAAAAAAAAGGAAAAGCTTTTAAAAGATTATGCAGAGGGATTAAATCCAGAGAAGAGAAAAAAGTTTATGAAAGATTATAACTCTGCATTAGAAACTAAAAAATCTATTTTAGACAGCGGCAAAGACTACATGACTATAATTAAAGATGTTTATGGTGAAGATGCTGATATAATGTTAAATAGTTTAAAAGATAAAAATCCTAATCTAAAAAACGCTGATCCTAAAGAGCAGGCTATTGCTGTTCATAATGAGTTTAAACGATTAATGGGTAATAGTCAGGTTGCCGTAAGTAGAACTAGACCTGAAAACGAACAGTTTGTTGATGAAATGACATATGGCCCAGGTGGATTTGACAATGCTAAAACAAAAGACGGTAAAAAAAGAAAAAATAGAGATATAAAAAAAGAAAACGATATCCATAGACAAATAGGAGCTTTAACAATGGCTAAAACAGACAAAGCAATTGTTATGACTACTAAGCAGAACAATGCTATTATAGATATGCTTAAAGATGAAGATTTAGATGGTATTAGCTATAAGTCAGCAAAAAACAATACAGAGCTTAAAAAAGCAATTAAAGAAGCATATGAAGATTCACTTCAGAGAGATATAGATGAAATAAACTCAAGAGATATATCTAAAGAACAAAAAAAGATTGAAATAGATAAAGCAAAAGAAATAAATAAACGTAATATAAACGATATGTTTGTTAGTGTTGCTAGTGGTGCTACAAATGCTTTTATTAGAGGTAATCATGGGGCTAAAGGAACTTATATAGTTAGAAGTGAAACAGCGGCTAGAAAACAATTAGAGGCTGGTAATATTTTACCCGCAACAGCTATAGCTCACGAGTTTAGTCATGCTTTAGATTTTAAAGCTTTTGACGAAGCTGGTTTGTTTGATTATAATAAAAAGCTACATAATTATATTAAAAATAATTTTAAAAAAATACACGACGAAGCTATACGTAGACAATCTAATATTGGAAACTATAGATTAAATAACGATGGAACTCCTGAATACTCTTCAAAATACGTAGAAGATTATGTTGTTAATGATATATTGAAAAAAGGAACAATAAACGAAAAAACTGGTAAAAAATACACAGAAAAAGAAGCAAGGGCAGAAACAAAAGAACAGTTTGCTAAGCGGTTTTTTGATGAATATACTAGAAGTGTTCAAGAGATATTTCAAATGGTTCCAGCTGGAGATACTAGATACGCATCAAAAGATGATTTAAAAAGTATAACAGGTCTTTCTCAAAGTTGGGCAAATGTTTTATCTCAAGATTATAAAATAAAAACAGATAAAGACGCTGCTGTTTATATGGGTAGTTTTTTAAAGTCTTTTCAAGAAAGCCCTGGAAAAACAAAAGCACCTAAACTAGCTAAAAGAAGAATTAAAGCTAGAAAGAAAAAAGGTTTAACAGGTGAAGAAGATTTTGTTACTAAAAGATCTATGACATCTAAACAAAAAGCTGACATAAAAAATCAAATTGATAAGCTTGGTAAAGTAGATCAAGATGGTAATAATCTTAGAGAAAAAGGTGTAGGTAAGTTTCTTTATCAAGCAGAAGTAGACAGTATTATAAAACAAATAAAAGAAAAAGGTTATTTAGATAATTTAATAGCCGCTAAATATAAAGCGGATAAAGTACCTGTTAATTTTGTTAGTGATGTTATGTCAGAATTAACAAAAGATATAAAGAACTTTAATCCAGAAGAAAACGATAGTTTATTTGGTTACTTACAAGGTAGAATTACATTTAGAGCGGGTGATGTTTACAACAAAATATATAAGAAAACAGAGCAAGAGAAAAGAGCTAAAGACGTAGACGATAGAACAAAAGAAGGTGATGTAAAAGTTCAAGTTGCGGCTGAAGAAGACTCTAGAATGAAAGAGTTTGAAGAGAAAGATATATCTCCTGCTGCAAGAGCTAGAGAAAAAGCTCAAAAAGAGCAAGACAAAGTTCAAAGAGAGTCTGATTTTAGAAAAGAACTTGGTATCGAAACTGGAGATCAAATGTATAATAAAGTTTTAGATGCAGCACGTCAAGCTTTATTAAAAGCATATGAAACTGGCACATCAGCAAGAAACATACAAAGAAAACTAAGAGATCAGGCTAATAGTTATATATTTAAAGAGATTAAAAACTTATTAGGTACTAAACAATATACTAGTAATTTAAAAAAGTTTAGAGTACCTATAATGAATTCTTTATTTGTTTCTGATTTAGTTCAATTAGAAAGAAACGTACCAGATGATCAAAAAATATTTACTAAGTTTGTTAAAAAACTTACAAACATAGAAGATGTTGAAGCAGCAGTAAATCAAAACTTATTACCTGAAAGCGCTTTAGTTACAATAGGTAAAGGCCAAGCTGTGAATTTATATACAAAAAGAATACCTACTGAAGCAGAGTTTTTATCTTATTTTGATATACCATCGTTTAACCCTGTTACAGGTCAAAGATCTGGTAAGCGTGGAACTAGAAAAGATACTTTAGCTAGAAATATAGCTGGTGCTTTGGCATACGATGCTATTTTACAAGTAGCTCAAGAACCTGACGTGGTTCAAAAACGACAAGAGATAGCTGAACTAAACAATGTTGAAATATTACAAAACGACTTAGATAATTTAGCGAGAACAATACAAAGAGATCCTAATGTTAAATTTAGTGAAGGAAGAAAAGATATTAAGGTAACATATAAAAATAGATCTATTAAAATAGTAGGTGATAAAGTTTATGTAGATTTTAGTGGTGCACAAAAAGTATTAAATGATTTATGGAACTACAATAATGAGTTTAACGATCAAGGTAAAATTAATTATTATAGAAACTTGTCAGAAAAAGATGCTAACAAGTATGGTGGTAAATTTATAGTAGACGTTACTGTTGATGCTTATGTTAACAGAGGTATGGAAAGAGTAGATAATAAAACTATAGTAAAATTTATTAAAAACAAATTAAAAGGAAGAAAAAAGTTAAAAGTTAGTACTATATACGAGCAATTTTTTATTGAACTAGCCGAGAATGCAGTAAAAAAACTTAAAGTTAAGGGTATAAAAACTGTAGTAGTAAACCCATACGTTAGAGAGGGAGGTATACCAGATGTTCATTTTACAACTACCAATGGTGTTTCTATGGGTCTTGAAATAAAAATGGATTCAGCAAGAGCGGTTTCTGTTACTTGGAAATGGGAGGGACCAACTACAAATCCAAACCCAACAAATACAACAGCACAAAACAACCTTAAGAAAAAGATTTTAGAAACAATGAATGATCCTAGGTTTATTGGTATGGATTTCAAAAAAGGTGTAGATGCTAGTCAACGTAAAGATTTAATGATACATAAGAACATGTTTATTCACAGTGAATCTGTTACAGCTGCATATTTAGAGTATCATTATACTAACAAAGCAATACCTGAGTATTTCATTAATATTGGCGAGGCTGGAGCATATTACATGTTAGGTAGCAATCCTAACGTTAACGCTATGGTCGTTAGAATAGCAAACGAACTTGGTATACCTAGGTTAGGTGAAGATACAAATGGTGATATAACTGGAACTTTTGAATTAATATCAAGAATGAACGTTGGTTCCAAACCAAGATCAACAAAAGGTAATACTTATGCAACTACAATTAGAATAGAACCTATTATAGACTCTAAATCTAAGACAAACTTTCCCACTAAATCATCGTTTAACTTAGCTAACAAAGCTAATATGGACGCTTTCGTAAGCAAGATAAATAAATCACTGTTGAATTCTACTGAAATAGGAATGACTATGGATATGGCTACTAAACAATCTCGTAACCCTAAAGCCAAAACAAAAGGAATTACTGTTTTAGATTTTGATGATACATTAGCTACTACTAAGTCTAGAATTAGATTTACAAGGCCAGATGGCACTAAAGGTAAGTTGAACGCTGAGGAATACGCTAGAACTTACGAAGACCTATTAGGACAAGGGTATGAGTTTGATTTTTCTGAATTCACAAAGGTAGTAAAAGGTAAGACAGCGCCGTTGTTTAATAAAGCTTTAAAACTACAAAGTAAGTTTGGTAATAAAGACATGTTTGTATTAACAGCTAGACCAGAAGAATCAGCTTTAGCAATACACACTTTCTTAAAAGCTAATGGATTAAACATACCTTTAAAAAACATTACTGGTTTAGCTAACTCTACCGCTGAGGCTAAAGCTCTTTGGATGGCTGAAAAAGTTGGTGAGGGCTACAATGACTTTTATTTTGCTGATGATGCCTTACAAAATGTACAAGCTGTAGCTAACATGTTAGAACAATTTGACGTTAAGTCTAAGGTTCAGCAAGCTAAAACTAAGTTTAGCAAGGGTATGAGTAAAAACTTTAATGATATATTAGAAAGAGTAACAGGTATTGATTCTGAAAAACAGTTTGACAATGTTGAAGCTAAGTTGGCCGGTAGAAAAACAAAGTATAAATCTATAATACCAGCATCTGCTCAAGATTTCATGGGATTATTATACAACTTTTTAGGCAAGGGTAAAGAAGGTGAAAATGATTTAGCTTTTTTCAAGAAAGCTTTAGTTGATCCTTTTGCTAGAGGTGTAGACGAGTTAAATAGTTCTAGACAAGCTAAAGCTAATGATTTAAAAAACTTATTCAAACAATCACCTAAAATTAAGAAAAAATTAAAAAAGAAAATAACTGGTACTGATTTTACTTATGACCAAGCCGTGAGAGTTTACTTGTGGAATAAAGCAGGTTTTGATATACCAGGTTTATCAAAGAAAAATATAGAAACTTTAGATGGTATTATTAAAAATGACACTGAATTACAATCTTTTGCTGAAACTATAAGTTTAATATCTAAAAAGAAAGAGGGTTATACAAAACCTGGTGAATATTGGTTTGTGGAAAATATTAATTCTGATTTATTAAGCGAACAATCTGTAGATACTGGTAGAGCGGAAGTATTACAAGAGTGGCAAGCAAATGTAGATGTTATATTCTCTAAAGAAAACTTAAATAAAATAGAGGCAATATACGGTAGTAAGTTTAGAGAAGCTTTAGAAGATGTAATCTATCGTATGAAAAACGGTAGAAATAGACCTACTGGTAATAGTAGAATAATGAATGAGTATATGAATTGGGTTAACGGTTCTGTTGGTGCTATTATGTTCTTTAATATGAGATCTGCAATACTACAAACTATATCTGCTACTAACTATATTAATTGGAGCGACAACAACCCACTTAAAGCAGGTATGGCTTTTGCTAATCAAAAACAATTTTGGTCTGATTTTACAATGCTATTTAATTCTGACTTCTTAAAACAAAGAAGATCTGGTAACAAAAGAGGTATAAATGAAGCTGAATTATCACAAGCTGTAAAAGGCGTTGGTGCTTATGAGCAAAGTAAAGCGGTAATACGTTGGTTACTTAAAAAAGGTTTTTTACCTACGCAAATTGCGGATAGTTTTGCTATTGCTTCTGGTGGTGCTAGTTTTTATAGAAATAGAGTTAATTCATATGTAAAACAAGGTATGTCAAAAGCAGACGCTGAGTTAAAAGCATTTTTAGATTTTCAAGAAGCTACAGAAGTATCACAGCAATCAGCAAGGCCTGATATGATATCACAACAACAAGCCTCTCCACTTGGTAGGTTAATATTATCTTTTCAAAACACACCAATGCAATATGCTAGAATAATGAACAAAGCAGCTAGGGATATTACAAATCGTAGAGGTGATTACAAAACGCATATGTCTAAAATAATATACTACGGCGTTATTCAAAGTATAATATTTGGCGCTATGCAATCTGCTTTGTTTGCTGTTATTGGAGATGAAGACGAAGAAGAGTATGACAAAAAGAAAGAAAGAATAATTAATGGAATGGTTGATTCTTGGTTAGCGGGTATAGGTTACGGCGGTAAAGCCATTGGTGCTGCAAAAAATACTGTAAGAGAATATCAAAAGCAAAGAGATAAAGGTTGGAATGCTGACCAAACATATACGTTGCTACAAGCTATTGGCTTTTCACCACCAATTGGCTCTAAGCTTAGAAAAATATACTCATCTATACAAACTGAAAAATACAATAGAGAAGTAATGAAAGAAAGAGGTTTTACTTTAGATAACCCAACTTGGAGCGCTATTGGAAACGTTGTAGAAGGTGTTACTAATTTGCCTCTTGGTAGAATATCTAACAAAATGTTAAACATAGATAATGTTTTGGATTCTAATAATGAAACTTGGCAGAGAATAGCTTTACTTTTAGGTTGGAATACTTGGGATCTTGGCATTAAAGATCAAGATTTACTTCAAACAAAAGAAGAAATAAAAAGAAGAAAAAAGAAATTAAAAGAGCAAGAAAAAGAAAACAAGAAAAAAGACAAAGAAAAACAATCTAAAAAGGATAGCAAAAAAAAGAGAGTTATTATACAAAGATAGTAAAGAATTAAAAAAATAAGTGACTATATAAAAATGGTGAAAAAACTAATAATAATAATATTAACAACAGTTTTAATAGCGTGTACAACGTCTAAAAAATGTTGCGCTCAAAAGCTTGGCATAGAAGACTTTAAAGATATGTTAAAGTATTCTACTTTTTATGCAGCCGTTAATGGCGGTACATCATTGTCTGACGTTGATGTATTTTCAGTAGACAATGGTTTATCTACACAAACTGTTTCAACTCCTTATGATTATAATTTTACCATAGGTTTACGTAAGATAGCAAGATTTGGATATGAAAATAAAGCTCAAACTTTTTATGACGGAACGGAGTCTAACTATAGTGATGCGGCCACTGTAGGTAAAGTTAGAGGAGTTGAATATTTATTTGAAGTTGATTACAAAAGACAAGAAGGTGTTGATTATATGGATCAACATCATTTTGTTAGGTTTAGCTCCGATGATGGTTGTCCTGATGAGTTATGTGTAAACTTTTTTGCTTTAAAACTAGAGTATCTTGAAGATGGTTTTGCTGATATTAAATATTTTGAAGCATCAGAAAGATATAGACATCGTAAAAACGCTAACTTGTCTTGGAATATTGGCTTAACACATAGACTTGCAGAACCATATGGTTACAATGCTTTAGATGAGTGGATGCTTGACAACGGTAATATTCACTATACTTATTTAGCATTACAAGAAGGTTACACGGTAGATGTGTATAGCAGCGAGTATTACAATCCAGCTGGAGAACTAGTTGCTACTAGTGCCGAGGTTTGGGAGGCTGTAGTTGTTCCAGAAGTGTTATCGGATTACACACAAAAAAAAAGAAATGAATTAAAGAAAACAATACAACATTCTTTAGTTGTTGGTTTTGATTATTATAAATATTCTAAAAACACATGGTTACATGCTTGGGGTAGTTTAATGCCATATCACTATGATGATGGTAGTGAGTTTTCATATCACAACTACGTTGATGGGCAATGGTATGATTATTCAGGTGGTTTAATATACGGCATAAAAGTAAACAAACAGCTAGGTTATTTTGTAGAAGGTAAATATAATAAGTACTGGAATAGAGAGTGGTACGATTTTAAATTAGGATTAAATTACACAATTTTTTAATATGGCAAAAGAATTAAACGAAGATACTAGCTTTAAATTAAGTATAAAAACATTAATAGGTATAGGTTTTGCTATAGCTACATTAGCTGGTATGTGGTTTACATTACAGTCAGATATAGCTGAAGCAAAAGAACTACCTGCTAACGAGTGGAACCCTGAGTGGATAGAAAAACTACCACCAGATGAAGTTACACGTATGGAGTTTCAAATGAAAGATGAAATGATACGTAACACTATTATGACCACACAAGAAGATGTTACTGAAATAAAAAAAACATTAGAAAAAATAGAAGACAAATTATATAATAGATAATTAAATGAAAAAATTTTACGTTACTTGGGTATTATTTACATTGCTAGCTAATATTACTTTTGGCCAAATAAAAGTAGTACAATTTAACGCTGGTTGGAATAAAGCTAATGATGTTAATTGGGTGATGAGCTTAAAAGATTGTAAAACTATAGGCTACACGGATATAGCTTCAGATGCTGCTAGCGCAAGTAAACATAAAATAGCTGTAGTACCTACTATTATAATATTTAAAGATGGAGAAGAGGTTGCTAGGTTTCAAGCTGATCTTAGTTTTAAAATGGCAGCAACAAAAGAAGAAGTGCAAGAAGAAATAAGTAATCAACTAATGAGTGACTTTTAATTATGCCTGGAAGCAAAAAACAAAACAGTATGTTTAAAAAAACTAAAGGATACGTTCAAGAAGGTAACCCTTTTGCTGTTACTAGTTGTGGCCGAAGAAGAAATGATGGTTCACCATTACAAAAAAGCAATGAACCTAGAAAAACTACAAAAGGAAAAGGTCGTAACTTTAGAACAGTAGAAGAGGGTGCTGGGATGACTTCTAAGGGAGTTGAAACTTATAGACGTAAAAACCCTGGAAGTAAGCTTAAAACAGCTGTAACGGGAAAAGTTAAACCAGGTAGTAAAGCCGCAAAAAGAAGAAAGTCTTTCTGTGCTAGATCAAAAGGTTGGACTGGAGAAAGAGGTAAAGCAGCGCGTAGACGCTGGAAATGTTAAAATAAATAATTATGGGATACGTAAGTGATGCACAAAGAAAAGCTGTACATGCTAGTAAAGCTGATGGAGGTAAAGGTAATCCAAATAAGATGCTTAAAAAAATAAGTCCAGCATTAGCTAAAATATCTGCTAGTTGTAAAGCTCAAGCAAAAAAGAAATTTAAAGTATGGCCTAGTGCTTATGCTTCTGGCTGGGGCGTACGTTGTACTAGAGGTGATTTTAAAAAGAAATAATGTTTAAAGATTTTGATATATCAAGTTTCAAGAAAATGAAACCACCTAGTGATAGTGGCTTTGACACTGCTCAAGAAATTAAAACTTTAAAAAAAATAAAACTAAATAAAAGTTTTGTTAAGAAATACGACAATATAGAAGCTGCGTTTAAAAAAACAGCTAAAGAGCAAGGTATAAAAGATTATGACAAAAATATTGCTTCTAAACTTATAAAAGAGTCTGCACCTGTAATATTAAAACTAAAGAAATACCATAATAGACCAAGACCGTATGAGCTAGATAAAAACTTAAGCTCAGTTAAAATGGATTCAATGAACACTCCGTCATATCCATCTGGTCATTCTGCACAAGGTATACTTATAGCATCGGTATTAAAAGATAAGTACGGCAAGAGCTCTGCGTTTATGCAAACAGCTAAAAATATATCTGACAGTAGAAATGTAGCACATGCTCATTATAAAAGCGATAGTAAAAACGGAACAGAATTAGGAAAACAAATGTATAAACATATTAAAAACAAAATTTAAAATGAAAAAAGCACCCGCAAAAATGAAAAAAGCAGCAATGAAAATGAAAAAAGCTCCTGCTAAAATGAAAAAAGCTCCAATGAAAAAAGCATTAGTTGGTAAACAAAAAAACTTACCTGACGCTTTAAAAAAGAAAATACTAGATTCTCCGGCTAAAATGAAAAAAGCTGCAATGAAGTTAAAAAAAGAATCAGCTATGATGCTTAAAAAGTCAGCCGTAATGATGAAAAAAGCTACAGCTATGAAAATGAAAATGAAAAAGAAGTAGTAATGTACGTTCAGGAGAACAATCCTTTAAAAAAAAAGAAAAAGCAAAAAGGCGGAGGCACACGTAAAACATGTTTGCCTGCCGCTAAAATTGCCAGCATGAGTAAAAAAGAAAAGCAACGTTTAGTTAGTGCTAAACAAAAATCTGGCAAAGCTGGTAAGTATAAACGTTCTTCAAAAACAAACGTAAAAAGCGCTCGTAAAAAAGGTGCTACATTAAGAGATTGGTTTCAAAAAGAAGACTGGAGACAAGTTAATAATCCTAAAAAGAAATGCGGTGAAAAATAAATTAAAAAAAGTAGCTGAAGAATTAGAAAAAGCTAGTAAAATGCACGCTGGACAAGCTAAAACAGTTAAATCTATGTTAGGAAAATTAGGCCCATTTAAAATGAAGTCACCAATGAAATGTTGGAAAACGCATAAGCAAGCTGGTTATAAAAAGAAAAACGGAAGAACAGTTCCTAATTGCATACCAAAATAATGTATACTTATAAAATAAAATTAGACAGAGTTATTGATGGTGACACTATTGATGCTCATATAGATTTAGGCTTTGATATATCTACTAAAAAAAGAATAAGGTTTTTAGGTATTAATACTCCAGAATCAAGAACAAGAGACTTAGAAGAAAAAGCTAAAGGTTTAGCAGCTAAAGATAGAGTTAAGCAATTACTAGAAGGATCAAAAGAAATAACATTACAATCTCATGGTGTTGGAAAATATGGTAGATGTTTAGGGGAGTTATTTGTAGATATAGTTGACGGTAAAGAAAAAATGACTTTAGAAAGCATAAATGAATTATTAATTAAAGAAGGACATGCCGTAGAATATCACGGCGGAAAAAGATAATTATGAATTGGATAAACAGTTGGAAAAAAGGAAATAAAAAAGATAATGTATATGATATATCTATTAGAATTGGTAGGTTTACAATATTAGAGTTGTACTGCAACCCCGGTATAGATCATAGATGTATCATATTAAACTTTGGATTTGAAATATGAAAAAATTATTATTATTATTATTATTACCAATATTTAGTTTTGCACAAAACTGTGCGCCCACATTAGTATCTACTGATACATGTATGTATGGTTATGCTAGAACATGGGTAGAGTGGCAACCTTTAGACAGTGGTTGTACAATAAATAATATTCATAGAGGAACACCTTATAACACGTACTCTTGGAACTGGTATGACCAAAATTTAACTAATTATTCTTTTTATAACAACTATAGTCCTGGTGATCCGTTTGCTAGTTCAGCTGGTTTTTGGATAGTTTTAGAAATGAGTGATGGAAGTTTTACTGACACAGTTTATGCTAATGAATTTACTTGTATTTCAGGCTGTATGGATCCTTCTTATGACAACTACGATCCTTTAGCTAACATACCGGATGTTTGTTTAGCTATACCACCGCCACAAGATGATTGTGCTGATACTACAAAAACATCTATAACAATTGAGTTTACGCCAGATACTTATTCTGGAGAAACCTCTATGAAAATTGTAAATCAAAACGATAGTGTTTTACATGATATACCTCAAGGGTTTTTTAATAGCATTGGCCCTGGTAACTTTTATAGCAATACGATATGTGTACCTATAGGCGATACAATAAAATTTATTATATATGATTCTTATGGAGATGGTATATGTGGCTCTTGTTTTGGTGGTATTGATGGTAATGCTTTGATTACAGATGAGTGCGGTGATACTATATATAGTTTAACGCCTGGTGATAATTTAAATTTTGGACATAGCGATACTTCAGATTTGTTTGTGATGAAAGATTGTAGTTGGATACCTGTTGTTGGTTGTCCTAACCCAGCTTATTTAGAGTTTAATCCAGCTGCTGACCAAATGAACCCAGCTCTATGTGTTACACCTAGAGTGATAGGTTGCATGGATAGTACTATGTTTGATTTTAATTCTATTGCTAACACTCCACTTATGGAGGATACTTGTAGTTATACTATTGAGTTAATAGATGGTGGTGGTGATGGTTGGTTAGGCGCTTATGTTATGATAAATCAACTAGGTAATTCTTACGGTCCTTATACTAACACAAGTTCTTTTGTTGAAATTATAAATTTAGAATTAAAATCAAACCACCCAGTTACAATTAGAGCTTATTCACAAACAAGTTCTGATGCTACTATAGATCAAATAGGTTTTAAATTAATAAATCCAGAAGGTATTGTTATAGCTTCAGGAGGCACAAATCCTTGGAGTGATAGAATAATGTTGTTTCCAGATAAATATATAGCGCTACCTAACTGTCCTACAGTATGTACTCCTTACGTTTATGGCTGTATGGATTCTATAGCTTATAATTATAACGATACAGCAAACACTGATAACGGTAGTTGCTATTATAATCCAGGTTGTGCTGATCCACAATATTTAGAATATTACACTCAAGGTTTTACAGCTGATTATAATAATGGTGATTGTCAAATGGAAGCTATATGGGGTTGTACTGATAGTCTAGCTTTTAATTACGATAGTTTAGCTAATTTAGACAATGGTGGTTGTATAGGTGTTATATATGGTTGTATGCAGCCACTTGCTTTTAACTATAATCCTAATGCAAATGTTGATGATAATAGTTGTGTTCCATTTATATATGGGTGTACTGACCCTACAATGTTTAACTTTGATGCATCAGCTAATACTGATGATGAATCATGTTTGCCTTACGTTTTTGGATGTACTGATTCAACCATGTTTAATTATAACCCCTTAGCAAATAGTGATAATAATTCTTGTATACCTTACATATATGGCTGCACGGATCCTTCTATGCTTAACTATAACTCACAAGCAAACACGGAGGACTTTAGTTGTATTTCTTATGTTTATGGGTGTATGGATAGTACAGCTCTTAACTTTGATCCACTTGCTAACACGGATAACGGTTCGTGCATCGAAGTGGTTATGGGTTGCATGGATCCAAATGCGTATAACTACGAGTCAACTGCTAATGTTAATGATACTTTATCTTGTTTATATGACGCTGGTTGCGTTACTGGTGCAGGAAATCCTTACTGGCTTAATGACGAATGCTACGCTTGGGTTATTTCAGTAGATGATTACTGTTGTGAAAATGAGTGGGATGAAATATGTCAACTAACATATAATTACTGTGATAGCACTTGGGTTGGTGCAATACCAGTAAGACAAAGTTTAGATGATCATTTAGTTATATACCCAAATCCTACTAAAAACAAAGTAAATATAAATAAAAATGTTGATATAAACGTATATGATCAAATTGGAAATATAATTATATCAAAAACAAATACAAACACTTTAGATATGTCTAAGTTTAGCAATGGTGTTTATATACTACAAATAAATTACAAAAACAAATCAATAACAAAACAATTAATTAAAAAGTAAAATTATGGCAACAACAACAGCGACAATAACGCTTTCTAGTGCGGATTTGCTTAGTGACAACATGTCGTTGTCAGCTACTATGAATCTGTATAAAGATGGCACAACGGCTACTGGACTAGAACAATTAAACTATCACAGAGCGTTAATCCCAACGGGAACTAATTTTGACCTTATACCAGAAAGCGCCGCATTATCAGAAGACGCATCTTATGTATACATATGTCTTAAAAACACAGATGTAACAGATTACGTTAAAATATCAATAAACAGTGAAGAAATCGGTAGATTATACGCGGGAGATTGGTTATTCATGCCTTGGGATTGTGATTTAACGCACGCAACAGCAGATTCGTCTATAGAAATACAAGCTTTTACTCATGACGCTACTATAGAGTACATGTTATTTCACAGTGGTGAAACTTTACTAACAGCTGGAGATTAATAATTAACAAATAAAAATAAATAAAAATGGCAACAACAACAGCAACAATAACAATTGCAAGTTCTGATATAGCTGATAACGCTATTTCAGTATCTAACACTAGTACACTTTACACAGCAGGTACTGACACTGGTATTTCAGAAACTACTGGTCTTGGTAGAAAAAAAGTAGCATCAGATTCTAATATAGTTTTATTAGATGGTGGATTAACTTCTGGTATAGCGGCAGATGTAACTGCAGATAAATCAGCTAAAGTTTATATTAAAAATATGAATGACAGGGGTGACGGTACTAAATTTGTAAATATTTTATTAGCAGCAGTAGAAATAGGTAGATTATACGGTGGAGACTGGATGTTTATTCCTTGGTGTGCAGCGGACGGAAAAGATATTGAATTTACAGCTTCGGACACTACTGAAACTACTTTAGAGTATACTTGTTTTTACGAATAAAAAATGGCTAACCATTTCAATATATCTGGTGAACTTACTCAAGAGTTAATAGCTCCTGGCGATAATCTAAGTATATCTAAAGTTTGTTTAACTAATATTCAAAAAGTTAGCAAATGCAAGGTAGACTTGTATATTGAAAAAAAGCTTAAAGGAAAGTTTTATTTTTTAAAACAAGTAGAACTACCTATAGGCGCTACTTTAGTTTTTGATGATATAAGTATTAATAGTGCGTCTAAAGAATACGGCTTGTATATAAAGCTAACAGACGGTGCATCTTTTACTTTAACAGGATCTATAGATGTAACGGGCACTAACATAAATGTTCCTGGTACTAGTACCTTATATACTTCTGAACTTTCTGTAGGAGACGAAATAGTTGTATCTGGAGAAACCAGAACAATAGCAACAATCACAGGTGATACAACGGCTACGGTAACAGCAGCTTTTGGTAGTGATTTAGCAAACGATACATCTCCAGATTGTAATCCAACTGCTTTAGTAGACGTAATAATAACTTAATATGAAATGGATCGGGCAAAATATTTGGGATCAAATATCTAGATTTCGTAATGATGTATATTTAGAAAGTATATCTACTGGTACTATAGCTAGTGGTGGTAATTTAGGTTTAGATTCTAATAACAAAATAGTAAAAGCCACAGAAGCTTCTGGCGATATTACCGCTATAAAATTTACAACTGATACTGGTGCTGGTAGCCCAGCACAAGTTGATTCTGGATCAGCGTCATTTGGTTTATTAGGAACTAGTGGTGTGGGTGTGACTAACTCTGGTCAAGCTATAACCGTTACATCTGTTCCTGGAGAAATAGATCATGATTCATTGTTAAATTTTGTAGCAAACGAACATTTAAGATGGGATAATGATGTAAGTAGTACAGCTACAATACATGCTAGCAATATACCTACGTTAAATCAAAATACAACTGGATCCGCTGCCACACTTACAACTACAAGAGCTTTTCAAACTGATCTTGCTAGTACATCTTCCACTAACTTTGATGGAAGTGCTGCAAACACTCACGGTGTAACTGGTACTTTAGCTTTAGGTAATGGTGGTACAGGTAGTACAACAGGTGCTCAATCTGGTAAAAACTATAGAATAGTAAATTGTAACTTTAGAGCAAATATAGGTACTACAAAATATTATTTACCATTAAAATCACAAGATGAACAAACTGTATTAACTAGAGAGGAAATGCAAGAAGTAGCGGTTTGTGATGGTAGATTAGTTTCTGTAACATACAGAGGGGAAGCCTTCAACACTCATAGTGGTGATGCTACGGTTACTTTTGGAGTTGAAACAAACACTGTAGGAAGTTCGTATTCTGGTGGTTATTCTGTTCAAGAAACAGAAGCTATTACTATTAATGACGAAGCTGACCAACATCTATGGCATGTTGTTTTTGATTCGGCTAAACATTGGGATTCTACAGATATGTTTGCTATATCAATACAATCAGATACAAGTATAACAGGTAGTAATGAGAGGATATTTTTAACATTAGTAATAGAAGATGATTGGTCTACATATTTAGCTGGATCAACAAGAGAAATAGATTCAACACCTTAATAATAAAATAAAATGATAAGTAAACACATAAGTTACAAGGAGGGCGTGTATAGCACAACGGCTTTGAGAAGAGGTATAGAAAATACACCTAATGAAGAACAGTTAAAAAACATGGAAACTCTTGCTAAAGAAATATTTGAGCCATTAAGAATATATGTTGGTGGTCCAATAAAAATTAATAGTTTTTTTAGAAGTGCTGATTTAAATAAAGCTATTGGTGGATCTACTACTTCACAACACTGTAAAGGTCAAGCAATGGATATTGACGATACATTTGGCAAAGCAACAAATGCCGAAATGTACCACTTTATAAAAGAGCATTTAGATTTTGATCAAATGATATGGGAGTTTGGAAATGATGATAATCCTAACTGGGTTCATGTTAGTTATGTATCTCCTGAGAAAAATAGAAAAAAGTGTTTAAAAGCATATAAAGAAAATGGTAGAACTAAATATATGGTAATTTAACAATTACTTAACACTATAATAATTAAATATTTATATTTATTAGTGAAAATAAATATATGGAAACACAAACCAAAGATCTTAGTGCGGTTATATACTTAGTACTAATGATCACTATCTTTTTGATAGCATTATAAAAAAAGGGAGCTAAAAAGCTCCCTTTATTATTTAATAAATATTTGAATTAAAATCGATAAGATATTCCTAACCTAAACTCTCCCTCTGAGTCTTCTTTCGTAGACATCATATAGCTTGGATCAACATATAAGTCTTTCCAAACTTTCATAGAATAACCAACACCGAACATCATGTTGTCGGTTGCTTCTTCCATAGGAGCTTGTACAGCTGCGTAGCAGTTACTAAAATGGTATCTACCCCACAGATCGTACTCTTCACCGTTTTTTACAAGTCCAGCTACTATTTTGTCAGTAAATATGTAGCCAACACCTATGTTATCGGTGACGTTTGACATTTCCCACTCTGCATTATCTTCTGGCGTGTTTATGGTTGTTATAGCCAAGAACTGCGCAGAACATAAAGTTGTAGCAAAAATAAGACTTGCCATTAAAAATAGTTTTTTCATAATAATTGTTTTAGTTATAAGCCCGTTATTTCACAAGATCCACCGGCACAGGCTAATTCACCAGATAGATCAGTTTCGTCAGTTGTTTCAACAATGTTAGATAAATCTACATCGTTTAAGAGTTTGACTCTCTTATTAAACTCTTGCTTTGTTATATCTTCAAACGGAGCCTGAGTGTAACTACCACCATCATAAGGTAGTACTGATAAACCATTATAACACTCTCTATTATCCCACATCCATTTTCCAGCCTTATCCCATTCATTTGCTTTTAAACTTATTGTTGCAGACACGTTGTGAGTATTAGAACCTTTACGGTGTCCAGGTTTAACCCATTCGGTAGCAACTTGTTTAACTCTTTTGAGTAAGTCAAAAGCAGATTCAGTTCTTAATATAGAACCTTTTGGAGCTGATTGTGGTATTTCAATAACAGCGGTATCATGAGGTCTAAAATATTCATCCGCAACTAAATCCGGATTATTTTTCTTTAAGTAATTATATATAGGTTCATTTTTACCTACACGTAATCTTCTAATATAAAAGTCATTATGCCAAGCGTGAATACCTGAAGAAGTTCCAAGTACAAGAGAGGTTGTTCCTGCAGGTTTAACACATGTTGTTCTAGCTGCTTTGTTTATTCCTATTAGCTTTGCTACTCTTGTATTTTCTCTTTTCACTATACTTGCAGCGACCTTCATATCCATTTGGAGCACAGCGGCACTCCCTATTCCTGTCATTGACACACCTATAAGTGCGTCTTTCTCTGTTGTTTCTTGCCATATTTCTCTTAGATAGTGGAATTCCGTATAACCCGCTTGAAGCGTGCCTATAAAAGATGCGGCCTTAACGCGAGCATTAAGATCTTCTTGGCTTGTGATATCACTTACATTAACTTCGCAAAGATTACAGAATTGATATGGCCTTAGGGCTATTTCACAACATGGATTAGTTCCCCAATCTTTATCATGATTAAAATATATTCCTGGCTCACCAGCTCCGGATAATTCAATACGTTTCCACAAATCTAAGAAAAATTCCTTTGTTATTTTATGTCTCATTAAAACAGCAGAGTTATTAGCTCTACCTCTTTGTGGGTTTTTCTCCCACCAATTACCTGATTTACAAGATATCATTTCTTCATCATACGCTGAAAACAAAGATATTAGCGCGGCCCGTCTAATACCACCTGCGAGCACAGCATCAGCAATATAACATACAATATCATGAACTTCAAGCGTTGTAAGTTTTGCACCATCTTCTTTAGCATCTAATATTCCTTTAATTTTTACTAAACATTCTTTTAATGGTTGAGGCCCGGGAGCTTTTCCACCTGAAGTTACCAGCCTAGCTCCTTTAGGTCTAATGTCAGAATAATCAAATTTTATCTTAGATGATCTCCTAGAGCCTAAATAAGACTTGATTAAAACCTTAATAGAGTCTGACCAACCCTCAATACTGTCACCAATAACAAATCTTCTTGTTCTTCCTTCAAAAGGCTTTGTTATGTGAGGTAATAAATTTATATGGTGTTTTTGAACACTATAACCAACACCACAACCAGATAGCAAAAGGAACATACACTCACTAAAGCTATCAACGTGGTCGATAGGTAAGTAGCTACAGTTGTATAATCGATTCGGCGAAATCTCAATTGGCTTGCCGCTAAACTGAAGCGATCGCATAGATGGTAAAACTTTTTTATCATAAACATATTTATATGCTAATTGTATTTCATCTGTTAGTTGTGGATATCTTTTTTGGTGCATTTCTTTATTCCTCGTAACCAATTCTTCCCATGTCTCTCTTCTGTTTAACTCTGGTATAAATTTAGCGTACTTCATATGCACAGTTAAATCAGATAATATTTTTTTATTTAAGTCGTTATTCATTTATTTTTTTTAATTAATTCTACTACTTTATCACATTCTTTTTGGTTCTGAGGCTTATATAAGGTTACATGTTTTAGATTATCATTTACATATTTTTTAAACATTTTCCATCGTAAAGGAAATGATTCGTTTGCTCTACCCTTGCATTCAATTATAAATGAATCAGATATAAAATCGGGAGTGTATTTTATAGGTAATATTTTTTTACAACCTCTATTAACTAAATCACCTTTACCATTACCTTGTCGTTCATAACTTTCATTATTAAACATAAAACCTTCTTGAACTATATATGTTTCACCTTCATACTTAGACTTTATTTTAGCTTTTTTTAAAGCTATATACATATACTTTTCTAAACCAGAGGCGAAAGTTATCCCATCAAAGCTAACTTTTTTAGCTCTGACAGGACCACGTTTACGTTTATATTTCTTTTTCATATCTAAATTTATCTATCATTGACTCTTCAGATAAGTCTTGTAATTCTTCACGTGCAGCTTGTATGTATAGCACAGCATCCATAAGCTCTTCTTGTATATCATTTAAATAACCTTGAAGGTTTTTCATTTTAAGTCTACGCTCATCATCTAATGTTGAGCCATATTTTTCATAGCCAATATCTGACCTTGAAACAAATTTATCAACTACATTTCTAACTACAGGATCTCTGAATCCATATTCTTTTCTTGATGTGATACCGTTTTTGGCATCGTATATTTCTCTACTGCTCATATTAATCTTTTTTATAAGTTCCGTTAACCATTTTTC